TAAATACCGAAATAAAAATTACCGTCAATATCTCTATACATCCCGCCATCTACCGGTGGTGGAGTTACTGATTGAGAAGTAAACACTAATACTCCATTTCCTTGAATTGAAAACATTTGTTTAGAACCTGAATTGATAGTTATCGGATCAGATGAACCGTTATATTGGAATTCAATTGAACCGGTAACTTGTAAGTCGTTAGTTGTTGAATATGCTGAACCTGTTGCAGTAAATATACCGCTTGTAGCTAATCCATTAATTGCATTGATAAAGTGACTAGAGCCTGTGTCTAATGATAGAGTAGCAGCGCCTGAATTTGCTCCTCCTGATAATCCGTCACCTGCAGTAACAGCAGTTATATCTCCTGATCCGTCGCCACCTCCTCCAGGCCATGCGAAACTTTCAAATGTATACGTACTAAATGGAAATGAACCGGCAATTACTAATTGGTATAATTCTTCTGTTCCATTAATATAGAAAATTTGACCATTCGTCAGCTTTCCTTTTAATGTAGCACTACCTGTATAAGCATTCATATCAGCTACAGTATCAACTGTCTGCCATCCACCTTGTATTGCGGTAATGTCTGTTAACTTACCGCCTGTGGTTATCGCTATATCTGTACTAATGTTTATTGGCATATTCTATAGGTATTATTGTGTTGATGATGGAGCCGAACCACTCGACGCCATTAGAAAATAAGTTATATCAGATGTTGCATCTCCTTGTGTAAATAATACTCCAAATCGATCAATAGAAGTGTTAGGGTAAGTATTACCGCTGTCAAAGTCAAAATATCTTACATAAGCAGATTGTGGTGCATCATTAATTCCTGTTCCAACCCTATCTGCAAATAGAACATATTCTCCTGCTGTTGCTCCTCCTACACTATTTGCCATTGTTTTAGGTAGAGTAAAGTCTGAACCAGAAGGGAATACAATTACTAAACTTGAATTTCCTTGTGAACCTGTAGCTTGATTTAAATCACTAAGTAGAGCAGTTGTTCTATCTCCGCTTAATCCTAATCCGCTTCCAACTTCTATTGTCTTAGTAATACCTAGCCCACTATGTATTGTATGAGTTATGGTACCTTGACCTATATTACCTCCTGCAAAAGCAGCAAATGTACTGTTAGCATCTGTTGTTCCGTCATCGTTTGCATCTCCTAACATTGTCAAAGCATTAGCTTCAGATGTAGCATAAACTCCACCTTCATACATATAAGCATACCAGCTCACTGCTGGTGCTGCAACTGTTATACTATCACTATCTGTTCCAACTTTATCAAATGAATCAGTTGCATTTGCAGTAAACGAATAAGTGCCAGCTGTTAACGAACTATTTGCTGTAATATTCCAAAGAGTACCGTTTTCGTTTGCCGATGTTACAGTAAAGTCTGAAGCATCTGTTCCTGATAAAGTTAATGTTATAGGGTAGTCTGATTCAGTATCTCCAACTGAGATAGTACCTACATTGGTTCCGTTGCTTATTTCTCCTTCTTTTAATCCGCTAGATAATGATATAGATACTGATGGGGCTAAATTAGCAAATACATTAGCTGTTACAGTACCAGAGCCTATATTACCAAATTGATCTTGATATGTTATAGTACTTACTATTGTATCACCCGAGCTTGTTGCAGAACCGCTTATATCAACTCCTAAACTTAAATTACCATTACTATTAATTACTATGGCTGCGTTAGAAGAAGTAAATGCTTGGACTGAAGGTGAACCGTATGACGTTGAATAGCTTACTCCTACGTCTGCTGCATTACCGTTATTATATCCAGTTGCATCTCTAAATACGTCTCCTGATTCAGCTGACTCTATTACGTATATTGTTGTGTCACCATTTAAGGTACCGTTGTCTGCTTGTGCTACTGTAAATGAATCTGATTCTGTACTAGTAGCAAATCCATGTTCATCTGTTATAGAGACAGAGTATGTATAAGTAGCTGCTGGTAAATTAGTATTAGGCTGTATAAGGTAACTATTTCCACTTTTTACTGCATTAAGTTTACCTGAAGCATCTGTTAATATAAATGAACCATAATCAATTCCGTCTCCTTCATTATCTGAGAATGAAACCGTAGTTAAAGTATTGCCTGGTCTTGCTAAGTTCGTATTATGATTGCCAGCAGTATCACTAAAGTATATAGTTGGTGCTGCATTATCAGTTATATTAACTGTAATTGATCCGCTTCCTATATTACCGTATTGATCTTGGAAATTAATAGTTGATGATATAGTACTACCTCCTACATTTCCACTGCCGCTAATATCGTTTCCAACAGTTAAGTTACCATTAGAATTAACAGCAATTAGTGCGTTAGATGAAGTAAATGCTTGCACTGCTTGACTACCATATGATGGTGAGTATGCTACGCTTAAATCTCCTTGGGTACCGCTTCTACCGCTTGTACCTAATACTATACTGTCTCCACTTTCTGCTGATTCAATTACGTATAAAGTTCCGTTTACACTTAATGAACCAACTACTGCTTGTGCAATAGTAAAGTTGTGAGTAGATGTTCTAGTAGCAAATCCTTGTTGATCTGATATACTTGCTGTAATTTGGTAATTACCTGCTGCAAGCGTATCTGTAGCTCTAATTAAGTAGCTATCTCCTGATTTTACTGCGGTAAGATTAGCGCCTGCAAAAGTAGCAGAGAATGAGTCATGGTCTAAAGCATTTCCTTCTGGGTCAGAAAATGTAATAGTAACTAAGTTATTACTATTTGCTCTAGCTTTGTTTGTATTTAAATTAGCACTAGTATTACTAAACGTAATATTAGGTGCTTGATTATCTGTTACGTTAACAGAAAATGCTTGAGTAGAAAATGAACCAAATGAATTAGTTGCTGTTACTACTCCATCTATTTGGGATCCTCCTGCTGTGGCAGAACCTGAAATATCTCTACCTGCAAATAAGTAACCAGAAGAATCTATAGTAAAGTCGTTAGATGAGCTGACTGACCATGTTACTGATTGGTTAGATGAGAATATCGAGACAGTACCCGAGTATCCATTACTATTATCGTAAATATTATCTCCATTGACTGCAGACTCTATTACATATAATGTTGTGTCTCCACTTATTGAAGGAGTGGTATCATCAGCAATCGGTATACTTATCAGACCTTTATCTGTACCTGTATTATATGCGTCAGTTACCCTTACTTCATATATGTACTTATTAATTATATCAGAGTTTAATAGAACTCCAGCTTTCCTTGTTACTACTCCATTAGTAGATATAGAAAAGGCATCTTCATGTGGATCTGTTGCTGCTGAAGTACCAGAGTAGGAACCAGTTGCTACTGGGTTTCCATCTAGTTCTAAACTATGTAATCTAGCGTTTGCAAAAGTAATAGTATTTCCTTCTGGATCTGTTGCGGTGATGCTTCCTGCTGTTGTTCCATCGATACTACTTTCATTAACACCAGTAAGTGTTTGGTTATTAACAGTTGGCTGTGCATTATCTACTACTGTGATACTTATAGGTAGCATTGTTACTGCATCAGCATCGTCTCCTGCAACTGCATGTTCATCAGAAGCAGTTATTGACATGTTGTACGATGTTATACTTTCATAATCTAAAGATGAAGTGACCTGTCTCAATTCTACGTAAGTAGCGTACTTAGTAAGACTAAAATGTCCTGATGCATCTGAGGCTGATGTGATAGTAATAGAATCGCTTTCTGAATCCGTAAAATATATTCTACTTACTAGCCCAGATACTGCACTTTCATTTCTAGATGTGCTAAATGAACTAATTTGATTACCCGATATAGAAGTTTCTCTAAATATAGGGGCAGTGTTAGCAGTAACATTTAAATATATTGTTTTAGTACTAAATCCTCCAATTGTGTCTGTTGCTCTAATTACGACCGGGTGTGCTAGTGTTCCATCACCTCTATTGTCTGTATTAAAGTTTTCTGCTATCGGTAAAACATTTAGTTTTAACACTCCATTCTCTATAGTAGCAAAATTCTCTGTATAAGTAGGGTCTATTGTAAAAGTAATAGCTTGAGATTCAGCATCTGAACCTGCTAAAGTTACTATTGAACTTCCAGAAGGAGTAAATTCTGCAATTGTTTGATTACCTGTTGTGATAGATGGTGCAGAGTTTGGATAAAACATTGCATCCAAGAAATCTGTTACTGTTCCTTCACTTCCAGGATTAAATGTATTGAATAAAGGATGAGCTGTGTTAGAAATTATTCTATTACCGTCATATGCAACATCTGAAGATGTTATAAACCCAAATTCTTCAATTTGTGCTGATGAGGATACTGTTCCTGAGGGTATACTTGCTCCACTTCCAGCATTTGCTAATTCAACCCACTCTCCGTTATGAGCAAAGTATGCTTTACCTGTTGCATGTACATGAGCAAACATTCCGTGATATGTAGATGCATTAGGTAAATCTGCTAATTGAGAATATACATTTCCAAATAGGACTTTGTTACCCCCCATATCTAAATCACCAGAAGTTACTGCTGATAGTATCTGAGTTGAAGATGATACTGTGCCTTCGGGAGTGCTGTCTCCACCTGCACCAAATCCTAAAGCAGATATTTGTGCTGAAGATGAAATAATACTTGAAGGTATACCTACTAAGTCATCATATGTACTTCCTGTTATAAATCCTAATTCACTTATCTGTAAAGAAGATGATACTGTCCCACTTGGTACTTCTGCATCTACATCAAATCCTAAAGCAGTTATTTGTTCAGAAGATGATATAATAAGTGCTGGTAACTCATTTAAAAATCCTAATCCTGATATTTGAGCAGAAGAGGATATTACATTACTTAAATCAGAGTCAACTAAATAAGAAGAAGTTGCTGCATTAAGTCCAGATATAGAGTTATTTAAAGAAGAAGAAAGAACATCTACTTCGTTTGATATAGAACCTGTAAAGTTATTTAAAGGAAGTAAGGAAGTGGTACTGCCACCGCCTGATTCTAATGCTTCAATACGATTTATTACATCAGTACCGTTGAAAGTTAATTTAGAACCCGTTATATTTAGAGAACCAGTTAAATGTAGGGATTCTATACCAGGGATAAGCTGGATAGGAGTTGAGCCGCTTCTTTCGAATGCTAACGAGCCTGATAATTTGCCGGTGAACTTAGTCATCTACTTTTATTAATTTTATCTATAGGTATAACCGACGGAATTTCACCCTTTACAATAAATAGGACCTTTCTTTAAAGATCAGTCTCTGTTTCTGCACCAAATTTTAACTCAGATTTAGTATAGAATTTTCTATTATTATGCGGGTGTGCGTTAATTGCGTCAGTTATTATATGTCCTAATAGGTTTATTTGAAATTCTGTTTTTATTATTCTATCATTACCTTGTACTATCTCTGCTGATGTAGTATAGTTGTTAATTTGTGCTCTAAATCTAAATTTACTTGGATCTCCCCAGTAGGAATCAGAAGCAAAGTTAATACCTTCTATTATTTTGTTGTTTTGTTCAACATAATCGGTAAATATAATACAAGAATATACAATGTTTACATAATCAGGAATAGCAACTGCGTAATATTCCTCTACAGGCTTTCTACTATTAAGTACACCGAATCTATCGTAAATATTCTTCTTTGAAAATTCTTTTTTGAAGATGCCGAAGTTATTTGGATTATTACCATCCATCTTATTACCTAACTGCCTGTTTTTTTCTAAACTATCCCTTCTAAACACAATTAACGGTGCTTGCATTTTACCGTTTTTATCTCTATAGTATCCATCTTTCTGCATCGAAGCCCATCTTTCGGGAGATCCATATACAAGTGGTACGTTTATAGTTTTTCCGTTCTGTATTACTTGAGGTCTTAGTATTTCATTAAAATAAAAGTAAATAGATTCATCTATATCTTTTATCCCGACAGTTATGTTTTTAACTTTATCGTTTTTTCTACTTATTTGATTAGCCCTACTTTTAGTAGAATCTACTTCATACTTTCCGTTGATTGGAGCGCCAGTATCTGGATTAACATAGTTTTTTAGGCTATCTTGTGATAACCTTGCTTGACTTTTCGGTGTTGGTTTATTTCCTGCCATATTATCTTACTTCTGTTAGTCCTACTCTATCTGCTCTTGTTAAATGGCAATCAACAGTTATAGAAACTGATGATCCAAATCCAGAAGCATAGTTAGATAGGTTATACGATTTATCTCTACCTAAGAATAGTTGATTTTCTCTTACTGAATCTACTTCATAGAAGTCATTATGCCATTGAATGATGTCTCCTACTTCCGGAACTACCTGAGAGTCTGCTAAATCCTGTCTAATAAATGCAAATGATGCTTCTCTACCTAAATCTACACCAAATTCCTGTACATCGTATACTTGATCACCTCTGGTTATTAAGCAATACATCTTAATTGCATTCCAATATGTCTTTTCTAATGCTTCTCCGTATAAATTAACGTCTAAATCCTCTAAACTGAGTTTATGGTATAGTACTTCCTGTTCAATTATGTCTTTTAAAAGCTCACGATTGATGTTTACAAGTAAATCAAAGTCTCTATTAGATCCAAATAGCATTATTTTTCTTCTATTGTTTGTTCACCTACTTCTATCACAGCTATATCACTGTATTTAGCTTTGGCATTAGTTTTTAAAGCGTCAAAAGCTTCTTTAGCTTCTTTTTGGCTTATTATCTTTACTTTATAGGTAGCTCTATTATTAGTACTGTCTTTAGAAGCTACAGTACAGGTAGTTACACCAGGTAAAGCACGAATAGCATCGTCATACCCTTCAGGGCCGTCTTCAGTAAAGGTAACTTGTACCATTGCCTCGTACGTTCTGTACTCTATTTCTAATATAATATCTAATAACTTCATTAACCTACGTATATTGTCATTGGAATTGATTTTAAGATGTTTTCTACATCTTCTGATTCTTTAGCTTGTGCATCCAACTGGGCTGACCTACCTGTTGAGGTTAAAGTTTCTCTTAATTGAGTTAAGAGTGCTGTTTTTTCTGCCCTAGCATCGGTTAATAAGTCGGCTTGATTGAGAGTCGCTTCAGAACCAGGTACTGGTACTGTTTGATACTTACCTCTTATATAACCTAGCACCTCTTTTGATAAAGCTAACGTGTAGTTGAATATCCATTGACGTCCTACGCTGTTTATACCTTTATATTCTGGGTTAGAGTAAGGTACTTCTCCTATATTTGTTATAAGACCTGGGTCATTGTTAAAGTTTAGCTTAGATTTATCAACATTCTTATAGTATTCGAAGTGCATCTTACCATTTCGACTAGGTATAGGGAATAATCTAAGAGTATTATTTACTATTTCAAAGGAATAAGTAGATTTTCTTACTTGATCGTTAAATTCAATAGCTTGAGTCTTTAATATGTCATAAGATGTAGGCATCATTAAGAAATTGACACCGGGACTAAATGATCCGAAGTCAAAAGCTGTCATTAAAGACTGTACTCCTGTACCTGTACCGGCATATGGGTCAAAATAACGTAATATTGCTGGTGGTGCTTCGTAATACACCTTTCTTATCTCTATACCACCTGTTATTCCTTCATTCTCTGCCCATTCATTTAAATCGTAATTCTGTTGATTACCTATAGTATCTATAGAACCTGTATACCTATTTACATTACCGCCAACTCCTGCTTCAGTCCCGTAATGTCTTGATATTTCAACTATTCTGCTGATGGTAGGATCTACTAATTGATTATTTACTTGACTCCCTGTTGAGACTCCTTCTAGGCTTAGATAATTTTCTCTAATCTTATAAGTAAATACTTCATTACCGTAAGTTGTTATTGCTTCTTCAAAGCATGCAAACATTTGTTCTTGCTTTAACTCTACATCCATAAGAGGGTATCCTAAACGAGTACCCACAAATTTTGCTACTTTTACAGCATCAGATTGAAAAGCCTGATCACTATCGTAGAACCCGAAAGGAGTATCTCCTGGGGTAAACGTAGCAGTGCCGTCCCATATTTGTATATTTGCCATTACTTAAAGTTTTATATAAATAGCGTTTAATCTCTAAAGGTTTTATATACGTTCAATAGAGGTGCAACTATATCATGTCTGTGGTTCTTAGCTAGTGAATGAGTCACAAAGCCCTCTACTTGTTCTTCTAACCTACTTAGGAAGCTAAATCCTGTATCTCTTTTGTCTCTTAAGTCGATTTGAGCTAAGTCTCCACATATAGCCATCTTAGAACCTTGCCCTAACCTGCCTATTACTGTTTCCATTTGAGAATGAGTAACATTCTGTGCTTCATCTACGATTACAAAAGAATTTAGAAAAGTTCTACCTCTCATAAAAGCAAAAGGTACTATTTCTATATTACCATTATCCATTTCCTTACGTACCTTTGCCTCATTATACAGCATGAATAAATTATGATAGATTGGTGCTAACCATGGGTCCATTTTTTCACGTATATCTCCTGGTAGAAATCCTATCTCTTCTTTAGCTACTGTTGGACGGGTTATTATTATCTTATCTATACGTTTGGTAAATAGTAAATCGAGAGCAACTTGTGTAGCTACTAGAGTTTTTCCGCTTCCGGCCATTCCTTTCAAAACTGTTACAGGATTTTCTAGTATTAATTTTTTTGCTTTCTTCTGCTCTTCATTAAGTTGGACTTTAAACTTTATTGGATTCTTCGGTCTTCTCTTATTTGCGAAAACCTCGTCGTGGTAGTTGTTACTAGCCATATATAAGTGTATTAAAACTATTACTGTTTCTTACTTATAAATAGACAAAAAAAAAGAGGCCCGAAGGCCTCTCTTTATAAAAAATCTAAGTTTAGATTATACCTGAGCTAAATCAGATACGTAAATCTTACCGTAGAATTCTGGACGAATCATCTTCTTAGCATAACGAGTCATCAATCCTTTACGTGGAGTAAAGGTATCTGGATCGTATACTAGAGGAGTCATCATTAATGGTACGTAAGGAGCATATACTGCACCTGCTTCCAAGAACTGTCCACCTCTATAACCAGTTAAGATTACGTTTTCAGTCATGTAAGGGTTTTTGTATACTTGGAATCTGTTCGCTAAAGAACCGATTTTCTGTACGCCCATTGCAAATTGAGCTTTATCACCGTCAGTTTGTGCAGCATATCCAGGAATTGATTCTAGGATTGTTGCAACAGAAGGAGAACATACTACGAAATTTGCTCCACCTCTTAACGTTTTTTGGTGAATCTTGTTAGAAACTTTCTGTAGTTTAGTACCTAAAGTTTGGAACCACTGACCTTGAGTGTTGTAGAAATCAGAAGTACCTGTAGACCAAGCTGATCCATCCCATACTTTATTGTTTTCTGCAGACCACTTTTCAGTTGTAGCAGCACCTTGGATTAACATATCAAGTAATTCAAGATCGATCTCCATAGAGATGTACTCAGATAACATTGAAGTCAATTCTGCTTCAGCGTCAATTGAATGATAAGCATTCAAATCTTGAGCGAATTCTGGAGTCCACTGTGCTTTTAACTTTCTAGTCTTAGCAACAATCGCCTCAGAAGCTAACTGTACGTCGATTTCTGGAATAGAAACTGAAGGACTTACATTGTTACCGTCTGCTCCAGAAGCTTCAAAGTCACCTCTTGTGTTATCACCTGGTTGTACGTGGTATTTGATTTTCTTGTTACCTGAAGAACCAGCGTCTCCAGTTGCAACAACGAATACGATGTCTGAACCATCTACTCTTGTGTACTGTCCGTAAGAAGCAATACCGTCAAGTTGGAAAGCTCTTACACCTTCTAAATCTGCATCAGCAGGAGCTGCTAATGTTACAGTATCGAAAGCAGTTAAGTCTAAACTTGCATCGTATCCTACATCTGCTAATGAAGCAGTTGCTTGTACAGTTGCAGAAATGTTTCCTGAAGTTTTCTCGTTAATAGAGTAACCGAACTGTCCAGCGCCGTAAAGACCACCAGCAACGTCAGTATCTACTGCCATTTTAGATGATGCTTCAGTTACGTTACCGTACATGTTGTCTCCGTCACCTCTACCGTTTACAGCAGAACCATATTTAAAGTCTAGATAAAATACTAGACCTGAAGGTAGGTTCATTGGTTGTACACTTACAAAGTCTTGCGCTACGATTTGAGCGAATACTTTTCTTACAAGTGGTAAAGCAACACCAGCCCACTGCTCACCTGCACCAGCTGTAAAGCCAGCACCTGTTCCAGAAGCACCTGTGTTGTTTGCTTCAGCTACGATTTGTTTTGCTTGGTTTTCAAGTACCATTGCCATGTTGTTTTTGGCTTTTTCGTCTTGAATTCCTTCCAACAAACCAGAAGCTGACCACTTATCAGCCAAACGCGCTGCGTCTGCCTGTAGGCTCTTAAAATTGTTAGAGCTTTCTAATAATTGGTTTAATTCCATGATTTAATTTTTTTTGGATAATGTTATTTAATAATTCCAGCTAATTTTTGCATTCTCTGAACTGCAGAGGAAACTTCGCTAATCACTTCTGGCTTACTTGCTGTAGTTCCAGTTGCTTTGCTTGCTCTTCCTTTGTGTTCTTTGATAGTAGTCTCTTTTTTAATAACTACATTTTCGTTAACTGTTTCAAATACTAACTTAACTTCTTTAACTGTTTCAGCTTTATCGAAAGCAGCAATAATGTTTACTTTTTGTGCTTCGTTTAAGTTGTTAGCTTTGAAAATTTTGTTTACATAAAGTAACTTAGAGTTTAGTAAATTAACTTCGTTAAGTTCACTTCTCAAAGTTTCGATAGTTTCTAAAGCGCTTTTAAGTTCTTCTTTAGTTTCTTCATTAACAGGAGCTTCAATTGCAACTTCTTCCATTGCATCTTCTTCTTTCTTACCTTCTTCCATTTCTTCTTCGCTTTCGCCTTCTGAAATAGCATCAAGTTCTGCTAATAATTCGTCTAAGTCAATCTCTTCGTCACCTTCTTCGCCAGCCATAGGATCGCCCTCGCCTGGTTCTTCTAATTCTGCTCCAGCGTCTAAATCAGCTCCAACTTCAGCTCCCATATCTTCAGCACCTCCGCCCATTTCTTGTGCGATAATGTCTCTGATTAGGTCTTTGAAATCTTCAACTGAAAGATCTGATAGATCTTCGTCGTCTGCTGGCTCATCCTCAGATGCAACTTCTTCTTCTTCAGCCTCGTCTGCAGCTTCTTCTGCATCATCCTCAGCTTCTTCCATTGCTTCTTCTTCACTGTAAGATCCTTCTTCTACTTCTTCTTCGGCTACTTCAGTAGTTACTTCTTCTACATCATCTTCCATTTCGTTTACTACTTCTTCTTCAACAGATGAATCTTCCATCTCTTGTAGTTTAGCAGCTAACATATCTTTTAGATGAGGAGTCAAAGACTCTTCTAAAGCTTCCTTAGCGTTAGCAATAGCGGCTTCTCTTACAGACTTAGCTTCAGCAATAGCTTGCTTGAATAAATCTTTGTTTGCCATTTTTTAAAATAATTGTTTGATTTCTGTAGTTATTGAGAACTACAATAGGAAATTTAAATAAAATCGATACAGTATAAGAGACTGTATATTCTTATATAAATATATACTTTTTCAGAAAACTGAAAATATTTATGCAGATGCTGCAACAGCACCAGCTATCTCTGCTCCGACTACTGCTATATCTCTTCCTTTTAGTGCTGCTTTTACTGCTCCTATAGTAGCGGTTGCTACATTAGCACCTCTAAGAGCTTGCATTGCTCCTATACCTGCTTTGATACCTAATCCTGCTAACATAGCTATAAATAATCCTTTAGCAACTAATTCTCTTTTCTTTTCATCTCTTACGAAAGGCTTAATAAAACCTGAGATAGCTTTAACTATGTTAACTTCATTATTATGTGCCCATTTATGAACTGCATCAGCTTTATCAGCTGCTTTATCTAAACCTAGTTTTTTAAGTCCTTTAGCAGCATACTTACCTAAAACGTCTAGTACTGTATTAGAAGCAAGTGCCCATCCTAATATACCTACTACAGATATAACTTCATTAACTTGTCCTTCTTCTCCTTGTTTACCAAACTCGGCTTCCATAGCTTTTGCTAATTCTTGACCTAATTGAGTTTCGTCGCTTTCTAATATTATGTGTGCTAATTTCATTATGCTCTTAATATATCATTTATAATAGAATCTAAGTTTTGAAATTTAGATACTTTTATTTTACCTTCTGATAATGCTACTGGGTTCATAAATGCACCGTGAGTAGAAGGATTTGAAACAAAATCCCAACATACTAGTTCGAAATCGTCTTGCACTTCTAATGCACCTTCATTTGTTTGCTGTACTGATCCTGTACCTCTAGATGAGATACCGATTGTATGGCCTGCTTTTATGATTTCTTTTACGATGTTTCCGGAAGGAGTATTTAATAACTCTACACGTCCCATAAGGTCGTTTCCTTTCCACCATAAGTCTTTTACTATGTGAGAGGCGTTCTTAAGAGAGACAATAGGAGACTCAGGGTGATCAAGTTCTCCGAATGCATTACCATTCTCTACAAACTCTTTTATGTACTTTGAGCATTCTCTCTCTAAAATAGGCTTACTATATGTACGTCCATTTTGGTTTTTAGATACTGCTCTCTGCATAACCCCTTCGACTTCGTATACACCGGGTCTTTCCTTAGATTCTCTAAGAATTGATTTGAATGGTGTTACGTCTACTAATAATTGTGCCATGTTGTATTATTTTATTGAAAAATATCGTACGCTACTCCTTCGAATACTGAATATGTTAATTTATGTTCAGTTCCTTCTGGGGTATAGTCCCCATAGAATCCGTCTTCATAGGATACTGGGAATTCTCTGTCTGATTCTTCAGATTTATAATCAGCTACTGTTGATAGTCTGTGTTTCTCTAATCGCTTAGCTACTACTGCTGCTGGTTCAGGTTCTCCGATATCTACTTGTCCTCCTCCGAGGCCTGCTGTTCCACCGTCCATTTCAGCTACTATAACATCTTTAGTTATATCGACACCAAATTTTCGAAAAGCTTGCTCAACAGAGTAATCTGCATCTTCCACTACTTCTTCGTTTAATTGTCTACTGTTAGTAGTTAAGTTGTTTTCTGTTAAGAACTTTCTTAGGTTAAAATTGTTCATTGTGTTTGATTATTAAATTATAATGCTCCGTTGATTGTAGGTGCTGAAAATACTGTTTGTTTTTCTTCTTCTCCTAAAGGCCTTTCGCCTGAGTTATGAGCATCGATATCTGCTTGAGATATTACTCTAACTTTAGGTTGATCTAATCCTTTAGTAAACCCTCCTTTAACAGCAGGTCTTAAATCTTTATTGAATGCTTGTTCAATTGCGGGTGCTAGAAAGCCTCCTACTTTTAAACCTTCTTCATTTCTTATATCTCCTAGAGTGTTGTATACCTTTTGTATCTTACTTCTAGTTTTATCGTAATAAGATTCAATATCAGTTACAATATCCTGTAGAGCTATAATAGCTTGTTTCATTCCTTCGTAGCCTCCGTATGTATCAGAGAATTCTGCTAATGCATTAGTTGCAGCTTCATTTATTACTCCTTCTTCTAATACTTTAAATATAATAGCTTTAATATTCTCTTTAACAGCTTCATCTTTACCCATCGCTTTTTTGATAGCTTTGTCTTTAGCTGCCATATAATCATCTTTATCTACATCTCCATCTCCGTCATGATCTTTACCTTTAGCTTCTTCTAGGTTCTCAACCATAAATTGAGTTTCTAAATATTCTAATACGTCTTTTTTAGCAAACTCTATCATTCCAGGTTCTGTCATTGGGCCCATTTTCCATTCTTCCCAAGCTTTAATTAACATATTAACACCTTTGTCAAATAAAGGTCCCATGCTCTCTACATACCCTCCAGTTTCGTAATCGTTTTCAGTAACTACTTTACCTCCTTGAGATTTTCTGCGTCTACCTTCGTTTACTCCATTGTCGTCATCCCAAGGACCTTTCATAATATCAACACCAATGTTGTAATGATCTCCTATGGCGTACATTACCTCTTCAGCTTCTTCTCTTTCTGAAGTATCGTTTTCTTCAGCTCTGTCTTGAATAAGAGCAATAAACTCCTGTAGGCTACCTACTCTTTCGTTGATTACTTCTTCAACATCTGCTAAACCTTCATCATCGTCTAAATCTGCTGTCATATCAGTATTAACTGGATCTGAACCTTCAAGTTGTTTTCTAACTTTAGAAACACCTTCGTTGAAACTACTTAAAGTCTTTTTAATAGCCGCTCTGAATTTCTTTAAGTTATCTAATACTTCTGCTTTATTACCTTCTTTAGCAGCATCGATTGCATAAGATAGATGACTACCTTCTGTGTGGTAATTAACATCTTCGAATGAATCAAATAATGCTTGCATTTTATCTATCGGTGTGTTTAATCTAACTTTTAATCCTGCTTTGAGCATTCCTTCGTAATCAAAATCACTAGAAAACATTTGACCAAGCTTGTATAACTTGTCAATTGATTTCATATCTGTATCTTTACCGTATTTAGCAATTCTAGCCATTTCATCATCAGACATAGCTTCTTTAACAAACTTAGCTTTAGCAGCATCAAAATCTCCTTTATGGAGACTATCAACTACTTTTCTACCTAAAGTTTCTAATTGATCTGCATCTAGTGAATGAGGCTTATTAAATCCTTTTAAGTACCCTTGGCCTATTGCTCCATAATCTGCTGGGTCAATAACATCTTCTGCAGACTTAGCAACTTTTTCTTGCATATAATCAGCTCCTGATTCGTAATTTACTGATAAAAACTCTTGAAAGTTATCCATTACGGCTTGCATGCCTTCATCAGAACCATCTGCTTGTTCTTCCCATTCTGGGTGAGTTTTATAAAAGTCGTTAATGATTTCATCATCAATTAAACTCTTACCGGTTTTAGGATTAGCATAATATTTTTTAATATAATCAGCTACTGAATCTGCTTGATCATATTCGTTTACTGGTTTAGTATGATTTTCTTTTAAATCAGCTTTCTTAAGTCCATTATGAACATCTACTTCATTACCTTTTTTAGGCTCAACCATTTGGTCGTGTTTATCTACCTTAGAAGATTCTCCTGCTATTAAGTTAATATAGTGATTAGCATCTTTCTGTAAATTAGCAATTACTTTAATTCTAGCTTTCATGTAATCTTCTTTAGATACATTCCCAGTAGAGTCTATACCCTGTGCTTCCAGTTCTGCATCAATTCCTCTTTCAACTACATTTATAGGAAATTGATCTGCTAATACATCAATATCTTTCTTAACTTCTTTCTTTTCAAAAATAAGACTCTTTTGTTTAAGAATAGATACGGAATCTTTATACCCGTTCCATTGAGTGATGAATTGCGGATATGCTTGTCTCATTTGACGGACAAATTCTGCTTCTTGAAGTTTACCTTCTAATACCGCATGATATTTTTGTGTTGCTGTTTTCATAAGTAGTCAACTAATTTAGTATTTGATGGTCGTTTAGGACGACTAACCTTTTTATATCCTAACTTCTTTAATGCATTTTTAGCTCTATTACCTTTACCAAAAGCAAAGGGTGTAGCATAATTCATTCCCTGTCCAGGAGTAAATGTAGCTGACCCTCCGGTAACGTTAGCTTCGTCTAACTCAGTCATTACTTCTTTAACTAATGATGTAAGCTCTGATCTTTTCATTACAGAGTTTTTAATTCATTAACTAAATCGTAAAATTGCATTAAATTAACCAAGTGGGTGTCGCCAATTTTTTCAGTCTTTTTTACAGGATTGATTGCTTTGGCTACTTCCTCTAATTTTATTTTTATTACTTCATCTGTTACTTTAGATGAAAGCTCATTTACCTGAATTCTCAATTTAGTCAATTCTTCATTAACTATAGTGTGTAAACGTTTTTTTGAATTAACTGAGGTGATAAATTCTTTAAGTATGTTTTTCTGTTCTGGCAGTAAATCTTTATATGTACTGTTAAACTTCTCTAATAAAATTTTAAACGTTAGTAGTTTAAGATCTTTATCATATTTAGAATACTCTTCGATTAACGTATCTTTAACGTCATTTGTATCTTGAGTTTTATCTGTTAGGTGTTCTAAAATAGTAACTTTATTGTCTACTAAGTACTTAGGGTCAACTAGCTCTTCATTATTTTGAGCCTCTAATAAACAGTACATAGCAGCTAGTGCTTTGTAGTCTCTAACTTGGATACTAAAAAACTCATCTACATCATAGTGTTTTTTAATTTCTGATATTAGTTTGTATTTTTGACTTTTGAGAGCATCTTGATTTAGTTTTCTAGATACTTCAGTAATAGTTGAAACTATTGCTTCTGCTCTTCTCTGTGTTACTCCTTTAGACTTTGTTACTAAGTCGTATAGTTTATATTCTTTTGCAAGCGAAGTTTTACTTGCATAGAATTCTTTGAGAATACCGACAGCCGGCGATTCTGCTCCAGAGAGAGTATCAGCCGCAATCTGCTTAACTAACAATTCAAATATTAGTCCAGTATTTCTATACTTAGAATGCTTTATTTTCATCTTATACGTTTACTATATATAAATATGCACTACTTACCTAAATCCTTTATTTGATCTTCGTTTAATAGTCCCTCGTTGTCCTCACTCGTATCTTTAGTAAAAACAATTTTCTTTAAAAGATCTTCGTTTTTAGCTAAAATAGTCTTTGCTACTGTGTTTTCATTGACATTATCGGCATCGCTAGGAAAACCACCTTTCATACCATGTTGACCTAAAGGATCACGTCCTCCTAGTCCTGCTGTAGTACCGTATACAGAAGCTTTTTCTTTTGGTCTTCCGCCTTCTGGGCCTGGCTGTCCCCATTCGCTATACCCTGCTGGTAGATTAGCTTGTTCTCCACCTTTTGGTGTAGCTGTTGCTCTTCTACCGTACATAGAGGCTAAGTCGTGTGGTGTACCGTAAGTTACTCCAGATGAAGCTGGGTCGTTACCTTCTGCTTCTATCTGTGCTCTTCTAAATTTACGTTTTTCATCTTCTACCATTAGATCTCTCATTTCCATATAAGCATCTTCTGATAAGTCAAATATATTTTCGTAAATATAATCTGTAGAGAATAATTTAGAATCCTTCATTTGAGTAGCTAAATCTACTTTTTCTTTAAGTAGTGCAACTTTCTCTTGTTCAAATATAATAGAAGGAGTAGTTAACTTGATTTCAAAGTTAGTAAGTGATTCACCTGAGAATCCTTGAGTGTATAAGTGAACTAGAGCTATCTTAGTAAGCTCTGATTCCATGATTCTTTGAATACGTTCTACTGTTCTTGCAAATCTAATATCTTCTGCAGCTAAAGTAGCTTTACCACTTAAGTCACCTTCGTAGCCAAAGTATGCTTTAGGTATCTTTAATGCTGCAAATAACTTAGATTGTAAGTATTGAACGTCATTAGTACCATCGTAATCTAATCCTTTGGTAGTTTCTATTTTAGTAGCTGTATCTCCTCCTCGTACAGGTAGATAGAAATCTTCCATCATATTCTGCATATTGAACTTCAAGTTATATTGACCTGTTTCTGGATCAACATAAGGAGTTTTCTTCATTCCATTGATAGTCTTTTGCATAAACTGCTCAACTTCATTTGGAGGAATAGAACCTACATTAATATAAAACATTCTCTTTTCTGGTGCTCTCATGATTCTATGAATCAACATTGCATCTTCCATTAAAGAGGTTTGTTTAAATATTTTTCTAGCTGGCTCTAAATAAGATCTACCGTAAGGTAGGTAATGAGTATCAGATATTAATCTGAAGTGAGCCATTTCGTAATTATCAATCGTAATATTATTATTACGTTTTCTTCCTCCAGGCATATAGTTAGAATCAGTAGATGCTGCTATACCGTCAGGATCTAATTCAAATTCTACTTTTTGAGGATTTTCAGGATCGTTACCTTCATGTCTAGCGATGTGGTAAACTGTATAGGGTAAGACGTTATAAACACCGTACTTCTCTGCTATCTCTAGCTTTAAGAAAAAGTCTCCGTATTTAACCATATTTCTAGTCCAAGACCAGAGGTTAAACTCAATATTTAAAACGTCATAAAATAAGTTGTAAAGTACTCTTTGAATATTTTCATCAGAAGATTTAATTCCTAGTACTTCATTTTGATCATTCTTTACTGTTGCTTCATCTGCTATAATATCGAGTGCAGAAGCTATAATTGGATCAGTATCCATTGCCTCGTAATCAGAATATAATTGAATACGTAGAGTCTGATAATTAAGGTTTGGATTAAATATGTTTGCTTTGTTGTAAGTATATAAACGAGTAAACCTATCCATTAAAGAATTGGTTTGATACTTACCTGTCGTCTGTATATTATTTGTGTCTACAACTTTTAGTTGTGTTCCACCCACATTACGTATTACTACGTCGGTAGAAAAAAGTCTTTGTAAACGTCCAAATAGCGATTTATCTGCCATTAATGTGTATTTTTATATAAATAGTCTATTTTAATAACCACGAAATATCTTCTGTGGTTCGTCCATTATCTATAATATAAGGATTATTTTGCGGACTTCCAACTGATTTTATTATAGCTTTATTCTTAGCATTTAGATTAGTAAATGAAGATAATTGAGCTCTAGCTAGGTCCATCCCTTGTTGTCTTAATCTTAATGCAGTATCTCTAACATATAGAGCAGTTGCTGCAGAGATAAGTAAATCATCATTATAATTAGTTTGTGCTTGAGGTTTTCCGTTTTTCCATACAAATACTCTCATCTCTCCTAAAAGCCTTTTAGACTGTATAGTAACGCCTCTTTCTCTAATATACTCAATCATCTTAGCAATTACTAAAGGTCTTGTTCTTACGGACATAGTAAAGCCTGGGACTAATTTATCTCTTTCATACTTGCTCATATAAGACTCTACAGTTTCCATTTGAGATGTAGAACTATAGTATAAATTACTATATTGACGTTCCATCACCTGTTCTATTGTAGCCCATCCTATATTTGCGTTTTCTATTACTAACAATGCTTGATTGTATTCTGTCGCTATTCCTACTAAGACATTTCCGTAATCCTTAGGAGATAATTTACCTTTATATTCTGCTACTTGAGTACAAGTTTCTACGTCAAATACGTGAAATGCAGAATAATCCGCAGAGTCTCCTCTAGCAACATCTGCTACTACCATATATGATTTTGTGTAGTCAACTCCTTCCCATATCCATAAATTACCATCTACACCTCTTCTCTCTAAAGGATCTTTTAAGTATGTTTGTTCATAAAACATCATGTCGTCTGGTTCAAATACTGTATCACCAGAAGCTAAGAAATCGCAATCACATTCCTGTCCTGCCATTCTAGGACCTAAATCTGAGTCTTGTTTTTCTCGCCATTCTTGGTCCCTTTCAGGATGTACTGTCCATGGTAATCTTATAGGTAAAAATGAATTCTCACCACTTTCTGCTTTATCCCAAGTCTGATGAAACCAGTTACCAATTCCGTTAGGAGTTGATAATGCCATACACTGTCCACCTGTTGCTAAGGTTTGTTGTGCTGCTGTAAACGTTTCTTGAATGTTATCAATAAAGGCTGCTTCATCGATAAGCAGTAGTGATACTGCCTCTGACCTTGCGGCATCGGCGTTAGAAGATTTAGCTGTAATTTTCGATCCATTCTTTAGTCTAAGTGATAATTTATTTTTCTCTACTGCTGGTAATCTTAACCATTTAGGTAGTTGATCATACATAAACATAGTCTTAGATACTAAGTTTCTTGCAGTAGCTTGAGTTGTTGCTAGAGCAAGTACGTTCTTATCCTTATGAAACAACATAAGCCACAGAGAGTAACCTGCAGCTAAAGTGGATATACCTAACTGTCTTGACTTGAGAGTAATTAGATATTGATGATCTCTAAATAAATGTAATACTTTATCCTGAAATGGATATAAATTAAATAATATACGTCCTCTTGTAGGATGCTGTATATAGCAATACTTCCTCATGAAGTAGGCCGGATCTTTAGCACACTTAAAGTACTCTTGTGCTATTATTTTTTTTATATCTTTTGCCATAACTATCCTATATTGGATTTATTTTTTCTATTTCTAAAGTGCCTTGAGTATTACCATTGTTCCTTGCACTTATCTGGACGAAGTGTGGTTTACCTCGTTTTAGTATGTGAAATAATATTCTTACTCCTCCGTAACTATCTGTATCTAATATCTTAATATCTTTATAATCCCCTTCTTTATTGTAGAGAACTATATTAGTACCTTGAGGGTATGATTCTACTGTAGCATTAGTTCCTGATGAGTTACCAATTATTTTAAAAAAACCAGGGTTAACATCAGTTAAAGACATTGCAAAGCCTGCTAATGCAACTACTGCGTCAGCTATTTTACCCGGTGGAAACTTCTTAAATAGGAATTCAATAGCTTTCAAAGCCGCATATTTTCCTCTAAGTTGATCTATATCAAAATCTTCTAAACTTATACTTTCTAAGCTGTACGACACATTATCTGCAGATCCAACTAAAGAGCTTATTTTACTCCTTAATGGTACGATTGCTTCTTTAAACTGATCTACATCGTACCCTTTTTCATCATTAGTTAAATTATAATCTGATCTAACTTTAGAGTATTTAGCAAGAAGACCTTTTGCTTTTCCACCTTGTGCTTTTTGCTGTTTTAAAGAAACTGCTACTAAAGAAGCTTCTTCACCTGCTACGTTTGTAGTACCTCCCCATTCTTGCACAAAGAAATTATTAATTATTTCAATATTGTCTGCAGAATTAATATCGGGTATACCTTTTAATTGTACGTATAAATCTCCGGGGCACCATTTGTCTTTATCATATCCGGTAAGTTGTTTGGCCTTACTTCTTATCTCATCAAATTTTCCTGAACGTATAAGTTTAGCTTTAGGGTATTTTTCCTTAATAGCAAGAGCACTAGATAGAGGTTGGTTAACAAAGTTTACATGCGAGTTTTTAGGTTCAAGCGCTGATAAGTATGAAACAATTTTTTTGGTGCTAGTTGAATCTTCTCCAGGAATTTCTGCTGGCATTGTACTTATTAAACGTTCTGCTCTTTCTGAAATGTTTTCTACTGTAAATGGTGAAGTAATATCACTAACATAGAATAAAGAAACTAAACCTTCTTTTACATCTGTATCTGCACTATCTTCTGCTGCTGTTCCTTTTACTATAATCGAATAATCATTTCCCCTAAACGTGAGTAATGATTGTCCTACTGAAGAACTCGATGATCTGGCTTTAGTGTAAGAGGTTATGTCTTCTTCTTGGTTAGCTAGTTTTTCTAATTCTGTAAATACCTCTCCTCTAAGTGTGCTTGAACTTGCTCCTCTAGATGGAATTTCAGAAAATTTTAAAACAATCTTAGATGTACCTGCAGTAGCTTCTATATCACCGTATCTGTTTATTTTACTCTTAATAAGGTTTACTAGATCTTTATTTTCATTTAATAAAGGAATAAAACCAAACATAGATTCAAACAAAGCCATATCCTCTTGACTATTAATGTCAGGATATCCTTTTTTGGTCTTATATGACCATTCTAATATGACTCTATCGATAAGATTCATTATATTTACTTTTTAATGATCGTCTTCGTCTTCGTCTTCATCATCACTATAAAATTGGTCATAATCAGTTCCAAAACTCATAGCAAGATCTTGCATAAGCCAATTAGGTACCTCATCACCTTCGAATTTACCTCCTTTAGCATAAGATCTTAAATCATTTTGAAAAGATTCAACTGTATCATAATACTGTTCTATACTTTCATACTCGTGTCCCTGTTCATCAGCAAGACCTAATAATTCTTGGGTAGCAGTAAGGTACTTATTATAATTAGGATCAAGTACATAATGTTCAAAGCTTTTATCATTTTCAAAATCATATCCACTTACATAAAAAGCACCTTCTTGTGGTTTATCGCCTAATACTTTATATCCCTTACCGTGTGAAGGGCTAGAGGGATCAAACCATTGTTCTTCTTCAAATAAGAGGCCTTCAGCTAAATAAGCTTTTTTCAATTGATGTTGCATAGCTTCTCTTTCTTCCCTGTCATACTGAAATGAATTGGGGATTATATGATCAAAATCGTATGCATTTTTTATTTTTCCAAATTGTCTAACGTAGCGTTCTAAATCTTCTTGTGTATCAGTAACACCGTAAGGGTTAAGGTAAACATCTACAAATTTATCAAAAGCTTTTTTTTGACCTTTATCTAACCCACTTAAATCAACATTAGATAAATCATGTCTTTTTCTTGGTGCTGATGGGTTACTGTCTCCAGCCATTTCATCGTTATAGTAATCAACTGCCATATCTACGATATCACCAGAAGGTACATCTTCTTCTTTTTCATCAGAGTAATATTCTACAGAACTATCTATGATTGCTTTTAAATCTTTATCAGAAATATCTGGTAATTGTCTTTTAATACCTGCTTCTACTTCTGCTTTATAAGCAGGATCATAGATGGCATCATTAACCTCATCAAAATCGTAAGTTAATTCTTCTTTTAATAGCTTACTATTAGAAGTAAGTTTATTTTCTTTTAAAAATTTTCTTAGGTTAAAGTTATTCATTGTATTTGCTTTAAATCTTTTAATATTCTACTTCTTTTCCTTCAGCGTTAAATTTATATATAACTGCATTATCTCCATCTCTCATTTCGATAGCTACTACTTCATCCTCTTCTCTCTCATTTTCTGGGACTGGTGTGATAGTATCTATTCTCATACCGTCGTAGTTGGTGTATTCTCCTACTGTATATACCTCTCCGGTTGGAAAAGTAACAGAATTAATAATTTCTTTTTTAGTAAATTTTACTTCACTTAAAAGTTTAGTAGAGTTAGTATCTCTATTTTCTATTAAAAATTTTCTTAAATCAAAGTTATTCATTGTATTTGTTTTTATATATTTAGACTACTAATTATCTTAATCCTCAGGACCTTCGATCTTATCTCCTTTTCTAACTACAAGCCAATCTTTAATTCTATCATGGTACTTATCATCTACATCATCCAATGCAACTAATTTACCGTGTTTATCAGAATAGTATAGATCTGCAGGGGCAATTTCGCCAGGGAAATAAAGTGTTATTCCTGGGGTTTCATTAAGTTCATCTTCATTTTCTACTGCTCTACTATTAGAGGTAAGTTTATTTTCAGTTAAAAATTTTCTTAAATCAAAGTTATTCATTTTATTTATTTTTATTTGATGTTTATACTAATCTAAATCTCCTAAAGAGTTGAGAAAGTAATTAGCTATTTCAATTCCATCTTCATCGTCTCTCTCTTCAAAGTATTCTAAGTATTGATCTGCAGAAAGAATAAGAGCTTGGACATCATCAATACCGTCTTTTCTAAACGGCTTAGTTCCCATTATAATTTTTCTTCCTTGAGGTGTAGACTTATACATATCGGTTAACTTTTTAGCTACTTTCAAGTATTTCGGATCTCCAGTCTCTGGTTGATGTACAGGTTTCACTGGTTTACTTGCTTTTTTCCAAACTTTAACAGCTCGTGTAATCCACAAACGATTACCATAGTTGTCTAATCCATCAAAATATTTTACTTCTCCATTTTCATCTTTTACTAAATCCCTTGTTCCTGTGTGACCAATTTTTTTAGTATGTGATTCTTTCCTTTTATTTTTATAATAATCTCTTACTTCTTCTTCTGAATTCAACTTCATAATTTCATCAGCATAGAATTGATAATCATACTTAGAATTGTACGGAACTGGGAATGCACGGCCGTAACTTTCATCTTCCCACTTAATCAGCGCTATTTGTTGAGGTGTTGCTCCTGAGATATTTACTGTATAATCTGCAATACCACTAGACGTATATGTATCTGCACTATTAGAAGTAAGTCTATTTTCTGTTAAGAATTTTCTTAAATCAAAGTTATTCATTTTATTAATTTTATATTAAGCTTCTGGATCTTCTCCTGGTTCTTCAAAGTCTATTGGTTCTCCGCCTAAGTCTGCACCTCCGGCATCATCTGCTGGTGCTTCATCTCCTCCAGCGTCTCCACCAAGAGCATCAACTCCTGCATCATCTCCTCCGCCTCCTGCATCAGAACCAGGGAAGTCGCCTCCTCCACCTCCACCGGAACTTCCAGTATCGGTATCAGCAGCTTCTGCATCTCCAGACCCGCCCATTGGTCCTTCTTTGTAAAGCCTAGCCAACTTATCTAAAGCTTGTTGATAATCATCTATCTTATCGATGTAATAGCGTTTACCTAGTATCTGAGCTTCAAATGCTGTTCCAGTCCACTTAAGAATATAAGATTGACCGTTTTTAATGTTCACCCTAAATGATGATGGTCTAGGCGAAATCCAGTCAATACTGGTTACAAATTCTTTAAACTGATCAGTTTGTAGCTTGATTATAGCTTTTTTTAATGTTGGGAACTTCCCTAGTATAATATCTGTTGCATCCTCTAATATAGTCTCTTTAGGAGCATCCATATCAGGTTCTTCTTCTGGTACTGTTTCTTCTTTTATTACTCCTTCTTGATAATACTCATCATCGTCGTAATCATCATAGTCATCGTAATCATCTTCTTCTTCAAATTCAGGCTCATAATCAAATATACCTCCTAAAGTATTCTTGGTGTACTCTCCTTCTTTTGACTCTATATAGTCTAAGATAGAAATTAGCACATCTTTGATTGTTTTTTCGTAATCAGTACCTTCTTTAAATATTTTTGCTACTACAGCTCTTAATGGATGATTTGCGTTAACTAAAAATGAGTGAGCAGGTCCGGCAGTTTCAATACCATATCCTGTAAAATATTCATCACCGTCGTTATAGTATCTATAAATAATTCTATTGATAGCTCTTAACATTTCACCTTCTACTGTTTCTGCATCTCCGTTTCCAGGTACTAACTTATCGTATAAAGGTTCGTTTCTATCTTCTAATTCTTTACCTACAAATTCAGTAACTACATCTTCAGTAGTATAAGCATCGTATCTATCTTGATCACTTTGTGCTGCATTTAGCATATCGTTTAGGTCATGATCTTTTTGGAAAGCAGAATTTTTTAAAGTTACTGCGTTAGGTAAATCATCTCCTCTACCTATGTGGAGTTCAAAATCCTGTCCTTCTTTATAGTTAGATTGTAAATGATCAACTACATCCTGTATTCTATCTAAATCGTACCCAAAGGTAACTAATTCCTCATATGCTTCATTTATCTTTCCTACTGCTTGATCATACGACATATTCTTGTTATATACTGATGCTGCTTTTTCAATAGCATTATCAATCTTATTTAATTGATCACCGTACATATCAGCTACTGGTCCTCCTGTTGGTTCGATTTCTGGATCGTTTTCCATATCGCTCATTACTTGAGCTCTTTTAATCTTTAACTTACGAACAATCTCTCTTGCTTTCTCTTCTTTTCTTTGTCCGCTAGCATATGCTCTTGCAGCTGCTTTGCCTTCAGGAGATTTTTTATAAGCGTCTAATTTTTTCATATCATCAGCTCTCATCTTAGCAACTCTTGCTCTCATAAGAACTGGATCGTTATAGTCTAATGCTTCTTGTACAGGTTTTACTCTGTCGCTAGGAAATCTTTTAACTGTGCTACCGTCGAATCGTACAAAGGTTTTGTCACCTTCTACTTTTTCAACAGAACCAGTACCGAACATTCTACCGTCTTTATCGTATACATGAACTAAGTCATAATGATCGTTGATACCTTCTTCTATTGAAGTAAAAGCTTTCTCAATACCTTCCATCATTCTCTGCATCTTAAGCAGATTATACTGTTCAGGTCTCTCTGTTCTTAAGTATCTTTGTAATTTTCTGAAATTAGTTCTGGTTAACTCGAAAAACTCTCTAGCTGCTTCATCTTTTCTAATATCATCAGACCCCATTAACTTTTTAATATCGCCTATAATATCTGAGAAATTTTTATAAAGAGAACCAAATGAAGGTAGTGTTATTACCTTATGTCCAATAGTACCTGTTGTAGTATTTTTCTCTGAAGCTTTAAAGTATGTTGACATATCACTACTAAAGAAATCGTGTTTACCATCAAACTTTGGTTCACCATACCTTTTGACGATACCTGCTCTTTGCTTATCCGTAAGATCCTCCCATTGAGTAGTTCTGTTACCAGTCTCTTTTTCAATTTGAGCTTTTGACATTTCATCAATGACTTCGCTGTACGATTCTAATATTAGTTTTTCAAGCTTATGCATATCTTATTTATTTCTACAGTGAGACTTTCCTTTTAAAAAAGGTCTTTTACAGTTTCCTTTAACATGTACTCTACCGCATTTACCGCAGCATGTTGCTCCTTCAGTTAATTCGTCCTTGTTTACTAAGGTTAATTTAAAAGAGTCATGTAAGCCAGTTTTCCTTTTACCTGGTTTGCCGTTAATAACTCTAACATAAGCATCATGTCTTCCAACTTTTCCATCTACTCTTTGATAAATATTACCGTGTTGATTTTTAACATAATCTCCAGGCATAATTTGACCTCCTTTAGCTTCGTTTATATCAGCATCTAATTCAAACTTCTTAAATTTATTTAAATCGTTTAAACTTTTCAATTCAACTCTTTTGCCGTCATTATCTAATCCGTAAATATTACCATCATACTTACCCATTCCATCAGAACGTTTACCTGCTAATTTTTGTTTTAATTCAGCTCCTGCTCTACGTTTAGATACTGATGAAGTCATTCCTAGGTCTTGTCTAGTAGCTTCTTCCATATGCCTCTTTCCTAGTCCAGGTAAGTTTCTTAGATCTTGTACATATTGATCTGTTTTAACTAAAATAGTACCTAAATTATGACCCTCATCATTTTCATCTACTTTCATTAAGGTAATTTCTGATACGCCAGGATTAAAGTCTGGATCTTTATCTTTAAAGTTACTATTGTAGTATTGTTTTTGATGCATTCTATATTTTTGACCTTCATGCTCTAAATTATGATATTGCATGTGAACAAACATTGGTGCGTATTGACCCATTCTAGCTTTGATACCACTCTTATCATGTTTCTTTAAAGCTTCAAATGCATCGTTTTCACTAGCTACCCCTTTAGGTAATAGATCTGCAAATAATTGTTTACCGAACATATCAGGCGCTCTTTTGTTAGCATCGTCGATTACTTCTGAACCTTTAAATCTATCATCAGTAAATTCTTTTAATACTGATTCGTTAGTATATACTTCTCCGTCTTCGATTTCATATCCTTCTTCTTCTAATCTGTCTACAAAGCCTCCTAGAGTGACATCGTATCTATTACCTGAATACATGTTATTAAAAGCACCGTAAGCATCTAATCTTGATAGCTCGTTAGGAAATGTATGTCTAACTACTTCTCTTGCTTCTTCTCCTTTAGACTCGATTTCATCGATTAAATCTCTTAACTCTCTAATTGCATCTTGAACTTCGTCTTCAGTAACTTCTGTTAGTTCCTGACTATGGTGTGTACCGGCTACTGCTCTTTCTAATTCAGCTTCTAGTTTCTTTTTAGTTATAGTAAGAGATCTAAGTTGGTCAACAACTGATTTATCACCTGCTTTGTATTTCTTAGCAAGATCTTTCATTATACTAATTACCTTACCGTAAGCTGTTTGAATCTTAGCAGCGGATGCTTCGTCCATATTTTTACGTCTAGGTATTTGAGTTGACATATCCTTTAAGTCACCTTGTACCGATTGCATTGCTCTAGCTAATGTTGAAAACTCTTCTGCAGGAACATGAATATAATCCCCACCGTAAGTAATCTGTACCATTAATCCTCTTTTACCGCCAGAGAATCTTTTTATATTGATACCATTTTTATCATATAATTCAGTACCTTCATTCATTGCATGCTCTAAAGCTAGTTTATCAATAAGAGGTTGTTTTTCTTCTGAATCTAAATAATGGTAAGCTGCAGACATATAGTCTCTAGCTAAGATTAATTTCTTTTGCCACCAGTTAGGAAAATCTACTTCTCCATCTACTTGATCATATTGAGCTAATTTCTTTGCTAATTTAGCAGCATAAGTAGCTGTTTCAAAAGCAGATGACTTTAACATACTAGGCTCATCATCTTGATGTCCTATGTCTAAATCTTCTCCTAAAGGTCTTCCGTCATCATCATATGCTACTCCATGATCTTCTTCATCATCTTTCTGTTCTTGATCAGGATCGTAGTTTTCATCCATATCAGCAGATGAATCTACTACTGTGATATCGTTAGCTCGTAAATCCATTACTACATCGTACATAAATGCACTTGGATCTTCATCTGGTTCTTGGTAGAATTCTGGGTTTTCTTTTCCTTCTGGATCGTCGTACATATCGTCAAATCCATATTCGTGTCTAAATACAAAGTATATAATTACATTTCCAGCTCCGTCATTGTCAACAACCTCCATTTTAACATAAGTTGGATCTACATTTTGATCTAAGATAGACATAGCTTTCTTATAATCTCCTCTAGATACTTTTAAGTAGTGGTGATCGTCTCCTTCTCCTTCTTTAACTCCTACTTTATCTCTTTTGGCAAATACCTTTTCTTTATCTTTATCAGATAATTTACTGAAGCTTACACCATCGAATTCACGATGTGCAATTAAATCTAATCTATCTTCTTCTTCGTGGCTTAATTTTCTGCCTTTGAAATTATACTCTTCAGATAATGATTTAAAGTGTTTTAATAGTTCATTTGCTAGTACATCCCTGTTAATGATTGCCTCTCCCGAAGGTTTAACACCTACCTCTACTAATTCTTTATCGAAGGAAAAATCTACTAAATGTAATGCATCATCTATAATATAGAAAGAGAATTCATCCATATTACCTTCTGCTTTATACTCTACGTGTATATCAAAGCTGTTTGGCTCTATATGATGAGCTTTCATTGATTCTAACTCATCTCCACCTTTCTTTAACGCTATAGCTAAAGATTTACCTACTTCTTTTGCTATCTTCTTAGTTTCGTTTTGATCAAACTCTACTCCGTTATTTTTCTTAAAAAGACTATTTTCTTTAACTTCTTCTCCTGCTGCTGTCTTTATCTTATCGACATCATCGGAAGATTTAAGTGCAGTAACTTCGTCATCTGATAGTTTAGCTAATGTAGGTTTACCTCCTTTTGGTGTGAGTAGGTAGGATTCTTCTTCTTTAAGTATTTTTTTATATTTCTTGATGCTTTCTTTAAGTACTTTAATTACTTTGTTTACATCTTTAGAATCGCCTTTGTCCTTAGTAGACACTCCTTTGGTTTGTATTAACTCTAAAGTCACTTGACATTTGTTAAGGCGCTTTTTTATTTCCTCGTAGTTCATATAATATAAATTTTATATACGTATATAATTATAAATAGATCAATTACTCCAAATAACGTTTTTGAATTTCTCAGGAGAGAGACCAAAATAGTTAGTTCTCCATTGAGTCTGTTCAAAAAAATCTAAGTCGTACCACTGGTCACGTATACTCCATAAAGACTTTGCTACATCGTCCCAATCTAATTTAAGAATAAATTCTTCAATTTCCAACTTTTTTTCAATAACTGCATCATAGTCAAAGCTATCCCATTCATAATGGAATACTTCAAATACTGCATCTTTAGAAACATAATCTATTGATATATCGATTCCCCATTTAGGTTTCATTTTCACAAGTTTATATAACATCGGATTATATTCCTGAGCAATTGCTTCGATTTGTTCTTTAGCTACAGATTTAAATCCTTTTCTTTCAAATAAATCAGAATGATTAATATGAGCACCGTCTTTCTTATCCCAGGTAAACCAATCGTACCTCATACAATCTTCATGGCGACGTTCGAATTGTTTATAACCATTACAAACCAAAAAAGCCTGTTCGGCTTTTGTTAAGTGGTAACCATTTTGGTCAAATAAATCTACAGAGTTAGTATTTTTTAAAACGTCTATGTCTTCTGTTGGGTCTAAAAAATAAGCTTCCTTATGTAGTTTATTATCTGATAATATCATTTTTTACCTGATTTCATATTAGCGCACCAGTGATACATCTTACCTTTTTCTCCTCCGTACTTTTTTGCTTTCGCTCTTAACGAAGTAACTGAACCTTTACAGGAGGCTCCTGATTTTTTAACTCTACCGGGTTTAGACTTACCTTTAACTTTACCGTCTTTAAAGTTTTCTACGGTAAGTACTTCTCTTATTAATTCTGTAAGTTGAGTTCTAGTCATTTCTTTCTTGCCAATCCAGTGATACTTCGTTCTTTGTAATCGGTCCTCCTTTAGCCCATGTTCTACAACTACGAGCAGAGTGACATTTAAAATGATGCATCCAGCAGTACCCTAATCTACCTTCATCATCAGAAGTAACTCCTGGCATACAATCGTCCATTCTAGGAGAAATGTCAAAAGCAACACAGTTACTACAATTAGTTCCTTTTGCTGCTTCTTCAGTTGTATTCCAGTATTTAGCTATATCTTTCCAATAACTACCAGGTTCAGATACATTTAAAGGACCATATTGAATATGCTCTGCTTTGATAGCTGAATCTCTATTTTTAGTATTGAGTTCGAGATCTTGAGTGGCTGCTGGGCATGCTTCTCTTTTCATCTCTTTTAAAATTCTACTAAGTTTCATATTACTTCTTTTTCCAGATTTCACCTCTTCTACATCTAACTACTGCTCCTGAAGCATAAGCTGATGGCCATGTATCGTATTTACTTTTAGCTAATCTAGTACATCTATCGTCTTTCTCCATTAGTACCTCGTTAGTCCCAATGAACTTTATAATATCATCATTCTGATCTGCCCAAGCTAGTGCTCTTTCAGGGTCTTCATAGTACATGTCCTCAAAAACATCTAAAAGCTCGTTTGCAGTTTTGTAAACTGCTAAGTTGTCTGGGCTGCGCTGTAATCCGTGGTGTCCTAATTGATTTAAATCAGTAAATAAATCATCTGATGGAAGGTACCTATAATAAGGTCCTTTTTTTAATACCTTAAAGTTAGTATTTTGCATTTCATGTACCATTCCAACCACTAAGTTTTGAATATCTTCTTTTGTCTGTTTCTTCCAATCAAAACCTGTGCCTTTAATTGTAGAACCAGCTTTAGGATCTGAACCGGCAAATTTGTCCGCTTCTTTTCTATCTTTTGTCGCTTGTGACATTGGCCATTTATAATTACTGCCTTGATGTTTACCTTTATACTCTTCTTTTTTTACTGTTGCTTTTTTTGTATTTTTCACGACTGTCTTTCCTTTTTTACCTGCCTTCTTTTTCTTAGCTGCGGTTGCTGCTCTTTCACCTTTAGTTAAACTTTGTGCTTTTGCTTTCGGTAAGCATCTATCAGGATTCTTCTTATTTTTAGAAGTACCGCATGGGCCAGCTATATTACCAGAAGAAGAGATGCGTACCCACTTCTCTTTCTTAAACCAGTCTCTTAAAGACTCTGATACTATATTTGCTATCTCCTTATTTGTCATTGCTGTTTTAATACTTCGGAAAGTAATTTAATTATTACTCCTGCTAATCCTGTAAATAATATCCAAAGAGCTTTAGTTACACCTTCCTTCCATCTTTTAAGCTCTTCTACCTCTATCATCTTAGTAACAAAGTCTTTATCACCTTGCTGCATTTTGCGTCTAAAAGCTGTGTTTTGATTAGTCTTTACTATAACACCATCTTCTGGGTTGAGTAGCGTATATTTGAGATCGGAGAGATCTTCTTTAAGACCTTCCATATCCTTTTGCATTTGGATAAGTTCTCCATTGGGCATGCTCTTCTTAATAGAGCTAAGTTCTTTGAGTACTGACTCAAGTAGTTGCTTCTGTGTCATCGATAAGACTTTAACTATAAATAGAGCTAATTTTACTTAGTATGGTCTTTAAGTAGGCTAATATAGTTTCTTAAGTCTTCAGTAATTCTACTTTTGTAATCTTTAGATACATCACCCCAATCTTCCTTGTCACCTGCTTCTGTAACCATTGAAATGTTATCCTGTAGGCTTTCTGTAACCCATGCTTCTAGGTTTACAATAAATGCTTCAATATTTCCTTTGGTCATTTGCTTTTCATACTCATCATAAAGACCTGCATGTTTCAAGCTTGTTTCATATACCACTACACAGTCTAAACAAAATCCATGTATCTTATACATTTTTTCATCTAAACGTTTTTTCATTCTAGTACCACACTTAGGGCAGCATAACGGCATTCTTATAGCTTTTTTGGCTTTATCTAACTTTGTAATATTCTGCTTAATGCCATTTTTTATAGTCCATTGCTTACCGCCTTCTTCCCAAATGTCACCTTCTTTGTAATGAGAGTATTTTTTTTGATATCCGGTTTGAGATTTAGTTTTTGCAGAGAAGTCTTTATTTACTATATTTCTAACTCTTTGTACATCTGCTTGCTTAAACTCTTTTTTAAGTAGAGATTCTTTACTCATATCCTAATTCTTTTAATCCTTCGATTGCAGGACCGATATCACCGCCTTTTACTCTAAAAGCTATTCCACCAGAAGCAATCCATTCTTTTATATTTGATTTTTTATCGTCTATTAATATACTGTTAGGATTAGCGTACCTTTGTTTATCTGCTGAGTATGCAAATATAACTTTAGGGTTAGGAGATAGATTGTCCTTAGCCCACATATTTTTACCCAGCCTAGATCCATTATCTCTAGAAGGGGAGGTAAGTAGTGATGGATTATACTTAGAAATAAAGCTCCATAACTCTTGACCTCTTGGCATCCATGGCATTTTACTCCAAAACTTGATACCTACTTTTACGTCTATAAGATTCCAGAATCCAGTGGTACCGTATTTATTTTCATACTCTTTAGGAGTCATTCCAGTGTAATGATCAAATCTACTTTCGAAGTCAGTTAATACTCCGTCCATATCGCAGTATATTTTATACTTCGGTAATTCTTTTTTTTCCGGTATTGGATAAGCTTCCAATAAGTCTACTATACTATTTTTCATGCAAATATTTTATAATTTTTTTCTTCGTTATAAGCAGCTACTTCATACGGGTGATTATTATAATCATAACCCATAGAGTAGTACCTTTTCATCCATAACGGAGACTGTAAATAATGTTGGTATTCATGAATAAGAGTTTCGATAATATGTTTTCTACTCTTCATATTAGGATAGTATACAACTATACTATTATCAGTATTATCAAACTCAGCATGACAACCATCTTCATCTCCTTGAGCATCTTCTTCTCCGCTATATCTAGCATAAATGTTATGATGTAACTCTACATAAGGAGTACAGTCGTAGAACTTAGAATACCCATAGTACTTTTCAATCTTAGGATAAACTTCTTTAATAATACTGTTTACTTGTTCTCTAGTCATAACCTTTATTTTATATATAAATATACGAAAAAATTAGGTAGTCTCCAACTTTTCCAGTATGTCTTTTGAATTTATTTTTACTTTATATTGAATTTGAAGCTGCTTTATAACTGCTTCTTTTGCCCTATTGTTACCTTTAAAAAAACTAAATACTAATGAAGATTGTAATTTATTTACTTTTCCTTCTATTGCAGAACAGCTATCTTCTAATAGTTTAGAATCCTCTTCTGTAATATCTACTTCTATATCGTTTTGAGTAGCATAGTTAATCAATCCCAAGTAATCATTATCTTCATAGTAAGTTTTAACAGTATTAAATTCATCTACATTACCTCCTTTATCTGGATGTGCTTTTACTGATACTTTCCTGTATAATTTTTTTATTCTTTCTGGAGTTTTAGGTTTCGTAACTACTTCCTCGGGTTTATCTTGTCTTATTTCTCCAGTTTCTTCGTTTCTCCAAAACTCTTTTTGAATATTATTAAAGTACTTACCAAATATATCTGTCCATTCTGTATGGTAATTATCAAATTCTTTTTGTAAGTCTTCTAACTCTAACTTTAAAAATTCGTACTTATAGGAGTATTTCTTGAGTATACGAGACATACATCTTAATTAATATGTCCGTTAATTAACTTAGCAAGACCTTCTGCTAATAACTTAGCTTCATCCTGGAGTGGGTATATAGGGGTAGGTGTTTTTAGGGCTTCTTTAGGTTTGGTGGTATTTTCATTTAAAGCATCATCTCCGTTTTTTAAACTATCTTCCCAATTTCTAAAGGTAATATTTCCGATTAGGTATGCTTCTTTTTCTATTTCAAGCAAGCTATCATCCTCGTTGGTATTTGTTGTACCGTACGTCTTTAGCCTACCTTCTATGTTTTGCATATGATGAACCATTTCATGTGAAAAGGATCTTACTATATCTTTATTATGTCTACCTTTAACGTATAAAACGATTTCCTTATTATTCGGATCATAATATGCTGTTTTACCAAAAAAGTTATTTGCAGCTACATCATCTTTTCTAAGCTTAACTTCAGGTAGAGGAACTATATTCATTTTCTGATCAAGCATATACTCTAATAAAGATGCTATATACTCTTTAAGTTTTGGAGCTCTCAACTCATCATCATTGTTAGATTCTGTAATTGGTACGTCAAACTTAACTACTATATTATCACTGTTAAGGTTTATATTAGTACCGCTAGGAATTAATCGAGATATATAATCATAAAGAAAGTTAAGTTTCTTTTTATCTACTGAACGAGTTATTTCTTCTATAGAGGTATCTTCTTTTTCAAAGTAACCTTCTACAAATCCAGATAAATTACTACTTAATATTTCTGCAACTATTTTATCTTTTAAATCTGATAGTATGTTTAGGATTTCTTCTCTAGATAAAACTTCAGGAAAAAAATCTATAATATTATCTAAATCACCGGCTAAAATACTTTTTCTAAAATCTGTTGCTCTTACTCCTGATCCGGGTGCTGCTGCTAATGCTAATCCTTGTACGTTAGGTGCATTTTTAAAAGTTGTTACTCTTCTTAAGTCAACAAAATCTTTATCTCCTCTAATACCGGTTACAGATACAAACTCTTGATCAGGGTTAGCTTGTGCATAATCTTTTGCAGCAAACATTGGATTAGATTCTCCATCGCGTATTTCAACATTACCTAAGTACTTAGAGTATACCTCCCATATAGACATTGATTCTTCCTTACTTATACCGTTTCTCTCACCTGCTCCAACAAATACTATAACTTTATCTATCTTAGGTTTTTCACTACTTCTGCCTTTAAGAAGTTCTGCACCTGTTTCTTTGTAATTATCTTTATTGTATACAGAACCATTATAAGATCCATCTAGTAAAGATTTCACTACATTGAAATGACCTCTGTGAGGTGGTTTATATGCTCCTGGATATAATGCTATCATGCTAAAAATGCTTGTACTTTTGTATTTATTTCTGCTACTGAGGAATGTTTTAATTTTTCTTGAAATGTTGGGTTATAAATCATTTCTACAATATTATCTAGTACTTGATCTGCTTTTTCTTTTCTTTTTTTACTACTCTCTCTGTACTTATCAACTGTAGCTTTGAGTTTATCTTGCCCTGGGCCTACTCCGTTTTTTCTGTAAGCTTTTAAAAATGCTATTTTTATAGCTTTATCTTCTGATCTGTTCTCTTTATCCCAACTTATACTACCTACATGTTTTATAAATTCTTGTTCTTCCTCAGGTGTCATTTCTACTGGTACAAAGAATGAAGATCCTCCAACGTTATTATCTTCGTTAAATTTTTCTAAGTAATCTTTTACTCCACTTAAGCCGGTTTTAGCAGCTTTGTCAAATCCTTCAACTTCTTTTTTGTACTTTCCTCCTCTATCACTAACGAATATAGATAAATTACCTTTTAATTGTCCATTAAAATCTTCTATTTTAGCATACACGTTTCTCCAGGTTGCAAAAACAGAGTCTCCAGGTATATTTCTTTCTCTAGCCATAAAGTTAGATACGTATGAGATCATAGGATGAGCATACACCATAACCATATAGACTTCATACCCTAAAGCAAGTAGTTTATCTAAGTTTTTTTGGAAACCTGCTCCTGATGCGGTAGTGTCCCAAACAAAGCTAATTTTTTCTTCTGCTGCTGCCATTGCGTCTTTGGACGTTTGGTTGGCTGCTGGTCCTAGTTTGTTGTAGTACGGGTGATCTTTGTCCTCCACGTACTTGTCTGGGTTGAATTGTATTAGGCTGTCTAGGGACAGTTGGTTTAATAAGTATGTTTTCCCTGACCCTGCTCCTCCTGCCATTATTACTGCCTTCGGGGACGACTTGTCTTCTAGTATTAGTGTTGATAGCTTTATCATTGTTATTAAGTATTACTCTTTTATTATAATTAGTTCTTCTATTAGTATTACTACTACTATTACGGCTAGTTGATAATCTAGAAGTTCTATATCCGTTAATATATGAAATATTTTCTCTTCTACTGTTATTCCATATTACATTATATCCTGGGTTGTTCCAAGGGCTTTGGTACCAATTCCTATAACCACTCCACCAATAGCTATTACTTCTCCAATAAGGTCTATTCCAACTATGCCAATTATTATAAGGGTACCCCCATACCCAATCATTCCACATTTGTGTTCTATCCCAATAGTAACTATAACCCCAATAGGGTCTATTCCAGTTATATCTATTACCTAGTAAACGATTATTCCAATCAAATGAAGCTGGTTGGGATAAAGCATATTGTGCAAAATCGTATCTAAAATTAAAATCAGTTCTTAATTTATTCCGAACTTGAAATTCATTTAGAGTATCTACTGTATAGTCTCCAGAAGAATAAATACCGTCTATATGACCAGCATGGTTTAATGCTGTATATTTAAATTGAACACCACAGCTAGTTAGTACTGATGTAATAAATAATGCTAATAGTATTCCTTTTTTCATATATTATAATTTTAGAGTTGTAGGGTAACTATTATAAATAGGTTCAACAACAGGATGTTCTAAACTATATAATTTATATATCATTTTAAATAGTTCAAAATTCTTTTCAATTTCATCTATTTGAAGTACTTTCCATCCTTTTCCTTGGATAACATTTTTCTGTTTAGAAGGTCCTCTAGAATGAGCTTTTAACCATACGATACCTGTTCTTTCTATCTTTACTCCTTTTGATTCTTCTAACGCTTTAGCATAAGATGCTAACTGTAAATCATAAGACTTATGAATAGAATTAGAAGTTTTAATATCTAGTAGCCAAACTTCTCCGTCAATCTTACATACTATATCTGCAGTTCCTGCATACTTATGTTCGTCAGACCATACAAATTCTTCTGCTGATATAAGTTCAGGTTTATATGTAGTCCAGAAATCATGAAACTTTAAAATCATTTCCCATACTATTTGAGAGTATTTAGCATTTCCGTAATCATCCATCCAAGATACCTCTTCTCCTAGTATAAGTTTTTCACAAGCTTCATGTACTTGAGTTCCTTGTTTTCCTGCTCTTCGCATAATAAGATCGGCGTTATGCCCAACGTCTTTAAGCCAAGACTCAAAAAACTTATTTTTGGGCATATACTGGAGTATAGTGGTTACGGAAGGATAGTATACTCCTTCGCCTCTCTTATAAACTCTTCTATCTAAGAAATTAATCTGTTTAAGTTGTGGATTAAAATCTAATCTTTTCTTCTCATTTTGTTCAAGAATATTCATTCCTTGTTTTATCATAGGTCTAGTTTTTGCAACATTATTTTAGTAAAATCTAATTCTGTTGCATGCTGTACTAATTCGGTGAAGGCTTTAAAACCCATATCGGACGGGTCCTTACCGTTTAGCTCAATTAAAAATACTCTAAATCCTGCTGCTATAAGTTTTTCAGCTATCTCTAAAGCTTGGGTTTGTGCATCAGTATCCAATGCAATGTAAATATCTGTTAATTTTCCTGTAAGTAGTTTTTTCCATAACGATTTAGATAAGCTTTTACCTAAAATAGGTATAGCATTTCTCTTTATTGCCATAGCATCAAATGCACCTTCACAGAGTATAATAGGTGCATCCCAGTTAATAAAGTTTTCAAAAAAGATTATGTCTTTGGAAGCTTCCGGGTTTTTATATTTATAGTAGTTGCCGTCATAACTTCTTCCAACAAAATAGTTGAGGTGATTGGATGAAGAATAACTTGGGATAATAACTCGTCCTCCATACTCTCCACTTGTGCAATATCCAATACTATATTTAATAAAATCATTGTCGCAAAGTCCTCTCTCATATAAGTATTTTTTTACTAAGTTTGCAACTACAGATGTAGTAGAAGCTGAGTGTAGTAGTTGGAACTCTTTTGGTAGTTCTACTATAGATAGTTGTTTATACCCTATATTCGTCCCTTTCGGTAGGTACTTTAGTATTTCATTAGCTTGATCTCGAGGTGTTTTTAACTGCTTAAGGAGAGAGCGTATTGTTCGTCCTCTAGTTTGACACACCCAACATTCCCAAGGGTTATGCCCTTCTTCATTGGTTGCCATATTAATCTCCAACTTAGGCTTTCTATGATTGCAGAAAGGACAGTGGAAGGCGTGATTTTCTCTAGCTTTTTTATGAGATTTACCTAGTAAATTTTCAATAGAGCCTAGTAAGAATGTATAATCCATACAGTTATTCCGTAACTATTAATTAATAATATACGAAAAATAATTCTAAATATCAACTAATTTAAGGTTATTTTTTTGATTTACCATAATGTTAGAAGGTCTAATATCAAGCTCGTCAGGATCTATACCGTGCTGTTCTGCTTCTCTATTGACATTTTCTACCCATTCATCTGGTATCTCGCCTCTAAACTCTCCTAAAACCTCCATTTGTATAATTCCTAATTTAGGATTAATAACTTCTACTTCGTATATTCTAGCAAAGTTATTTGTTTTTTTACCTTTAAGTATTTCAGCATGTTCTAACTCGATTTCGTCAGTAGTGACTTTATAAACTCTTCCATTAAGTAGGTAAGCTGATCCGTAATCTCCAGAGCCTAAATGTTTACCTCCTAGATCTACTATCTTATCTACCTCTTTTTCAAATTCTGGATCGTAGTAAAGAATCTCTCCTAATATGACGTGTGAAAGTCTCATACATGATTAATTAGAAGGTCTTTTGAAATGGAACTTTATTTTTGGGTAGTAGTACCTCTCACCTGGGTCCTCTTCAAAGTAGTTAGAATCAGATTGAATATCGTAGCCTAATGATTTTACATAGTCGAGTATTTTATTCCACACTCCTTTTTCAAAATCAGAATTAACTAAGAAAGTAATGCTACCGAAACTCATATCTTTTAATGGGTCATCATCAGAACGTCCACCAGCATAATCTCCTAGAGAAACCATAACTCTATCGATATTAAACTTATTGCTTATATCTTTCTCTAGAGCTTTTTCCTCTGCTTTGTACTCTCCAACTTCTAATATGATACTTGTTAATTTCATCTTCCTTGTCCTCTATACGCTTTTACGTAGTGTTTAGAACCTTTAGAGCTTGAGTTCTTTGTTTTAGCATGAACGCCTGGTCTCTTCTTTTTTGATTCTCCTTTATAATTACCTAAGTTTAATACTTTTGCCATATCTTTACAACTAAATCACCTGTTCCTTTTATTAATCGGTGATATGTTCCTTTGGATATAAATAGCTTAGATTCATATAAAGATACAGGTAATTGATTGTCTAATTGAAATTTCCAGTCTGTAGTGTTAATTGCTTCAATCCATCTATCTTCTCTATCCCTATGCCAAACAAATTCATCTTCAGGCGTATCTTGACTAAACTCCCTAATTAAATAACCATCTTTTGTTTCCTGTGTATAGGGTCGCATTATGCTTTAGTTTGTATACGAATCCACCTAGTACCGTCAGACCATACCATGATACCTTCGTGTGCTTTATCTAAGGTATACCCGTCTGGGTATTCATCGTTATCTAAAAACTGTCCCGGTGGTGCCATTAGTACTGCCTTAGTATTGGCTTCAAATTGACTCCCCATAACAAATCTTATAGAACGGTAAGTACTAGTTTCTGATGTTGCATCAGGTAGTACTATATGTGCTTCGCCATTACCTCCAGACCAATTTACATCTATCATTGAAGTATTTTCGTAGGTAGAGCCTGTAACGTAGTATTCCGGGTAGGGAGATGAACTCGACCCAGCTACTGTAATGAAGACTGGTACTAAGTAAGTATTTCCTGTGTTGGTTTGATTATAGTTATTTATAGAACTAGTTACGTAGTTATTAACTTGATCTAAAGTAGTATACTTAGTTACCCCATTCTGAACATCGACAAACAGTTCGTCACCTTGAAGTTCGGTAGATTGAGGTAGCCTTGAAATAGGTAGATTAGGCATGTCGAGTAGTTATATATATTCCTGAGTTATTTTCTTGTAAAATAGTAAATAGGTCTTCCTGTAGAAGGAATCCATCTATTCTTGGTCCTTTATTCTGTCTTATCAATTCATTTGACAGAGCATCGAGATAAAATCTATAATGTCGTATCTGTTCACTTTCATTTAAGATACGAATATGATTTTGATTTCGAAACTGTTTCCAAGTTAATTCCATGTTTTACCAATACCCTGAAAAGTTTTTAGAGCCTCCTAAGGACTTCCAATAGCGTCCTATATTACAAGACCAGTATCCTGGTTTAGTTTTATCCTTCTTAGTAGAACATTTATGTCTAGCTGCAAATGAAGCTCTAGCTCCTGGTTCTTTTATTTTAACTGATAAGTTACCGCTATCGCCAAAATTTACTTTCTTTACATTTCCTGTTTTAGGGTTCTTAACATATACAAAGAATTTTTTAGGTCCGCCTCTTTTAGGTTTATTTAAGGGTACTTCTCTTCCTTTATATTCAGCTTCATCAATGTCTTCTTCAGCTACCATGGGTAAATCTAATGGTACTTTTTCTCCTTCAAATACTCCGTACTCTCCTATATCTGTAGATTCTAGTAAATTTATGTCTTGTTCGTTTAGTTCTATGAGACCGTCTCTCCAAGCGTCTCTCGCTTCAGCAAATAATTGTATAAAGTTATCACTAGAGTAACGGTAGACATTCTCATATAAAGAGAGACTGTTATCTACATGGTACTGTAGAGATGGTAATCCGACTAAGTCTTTAATTTTTATCATTTATAAAATCTTTTTTATAGAACTTACCTAAAATATTATCGTTTATAAAGTTATTTCTATCTTCTAATACTTCGTTTATAAATAGGTACTTGCATTCATAATATGTTAGTAGCTTTTTATTAGGTACGAAGCTGAGAATTTTTCTTGAAAATTCAAATTGGTTGCCAGACTTTATTATGTCTAATATTTCCTTATGAGAACCATAGTAATCTTTCCAATCAGATTCCTTAACAACTTTCTTCTTTAGCGGTACTCTGCCTCCGATTCCTTTAGCTTTTCTCTCTTCTTTTAACAATTGAGATTCTTTTTTACCAATCTTAACATTACGTTCAAAAAAGAGTACTTTCTTACCGATATACTTTCTACCAGTAGGGGTATGAGTAGTCTGGTATATAAATCCGTAAGTGCCATCAGGCATGTCGGAAATATCTGTTACAATTTTTCCGTCATACCACCATGAAGGCATAGTTACCACTGGCTCTTCTATTTTTGTTTGAGTATCGATATTTCTGCTTTTAATGCTTCTACTTCTAATTTCAATTCTTTAATTGCATTTACTGTAGATGCCCAAACTGCGTCTTTATCAAATTGAAGAACTGGATCACCGTCAACTGTTTGTGTAGGGTGAGTAGATACCAACTCTGGCATTACTTCCTGTACACATTGAGCTATGAATCCATATTTAGTTTGCTTACTCTCATCATCTTTGAAAGTAAAACTTACAGGATCTAATTGAGATACCTGCGATAAACCGTAAGGTATATTTACTACATTCTCTTTAAGCCTAGAATCGGAAACACCTCCGCCAACATTACATAAGTTATTTACAAATGTGTAGTTATCAGCTGTTGTAGTTAACCCGTTACCTATTACGAAAGAGCAGGTATGGGCTACTGTGTTATTTTGACCTCCAAGAATTCCTGAGTAGTATGTGTTAATTGTGTTATTACATCCTCCAACAATGGCAGACGCTTGACCTGTTATACAGTTGTTACATCCACCTCCTACAAAAGAAAAGCAAGCTGCTTCGTTAAACTTTCCACCTGTTATTACACTAAAGTGGCCAGGATTTATAGCTATGTTATTAGAACCTCCTCCTATAAAGCTACAGTTCGCAGTGCTTACAGAGTTACTAGCACCTCCTCCTATTACACTACCTTGTGAATTTGTCGTAGTATTGCTTATTCCACCTCCTATAATAGAGTAGTCACTGCATTTTACACAACTGTTAGTACCTGCTACGATACCACTATACCTAGAACCTGTTATTCTATTGTATGATCCATTTACTATAGTATTCCTAGAATCAAATTGTTCGTTTTGTATAACGTTAAAACATCCTCCTAAAATAGAATCGTTACACCCTTGCGTTATTCTATTGCCTTGTCCTCCTAGTATAGAAGCTGCACAAGTAGAACCATATATTTTGTTACAAGCGCCTCCGCCTATATTACCGTAATTTCCTGAACCAGAAATCACATTTTCGAAACCTCCTAAAATAGAAGTACTGGATACTCCATTGATACAGTTAAAAGCCCCACCGGCAATATTGCTACAGATAGCTTTAACTGTATTTGAACGCCCGCCGTTTACTGAAGAAAGCTGGTAGCATGATGTATTACTTGATCCTCCGCTTATAGTAGAGCAGCTACCAACTGTAAGGTTATTAGCACCTCCTGCTATAACCGAGTAGCTACCAAGTGAACGGTTATTATTACCCCCTACTACCGTAGAGTGATCACATGAACTTGAGTTGTAACTACCTCCTAATACAGAAGCATATGGGGCTGATGTTACGTTAAGAGCTCCTCCTCCAATAAACTGGCCTAGACAACTGCTACCGCCATCTATTTTGTTTCTATAACCTCCAGTTAGTGTGTTATATGAAGAGCCTAATGTACCTGTAATAGTGTTAAAACACCCTCCTCCGATAAATGAATTACAGTGTTTACCGGTTATCGAATTTCCACAACCTCCAACAATTGAAGAACAGGCTGAATAGTCAGATATTGAGTTGCAAGATCCTCCAACTATTGCTCCATAGTAGGCGAATACACAGTTGCCTGCTCCACCTCCAACAACACCGGCGTAACTTCCATTTGTGCAGTTAATGAGACCTCCTAGTATAGAAGACCATGGTGAATAATTATAATTACCTTGACCTGATACTATAGATGAGAAGCTACCGTAATTTTTATTATCTTTTCCTGCTCCGATGATAGAGAAGGCGCCTTGTTGAATATTTTCTGCTCCACCTGCAATAGAAGAAGAGAAGTTATTCATATAATTTTCATTGGTACTATTACCAATAGTAAGTGAGTCAGCAAATATATCTCCGTTTACTGTTAGTTTAGAGTTACTACCAGAATTGATTGGATCTAATCTCATTGACTCATATGTGCCTCCTGCTGTTGTATGAGTCCATTTAAAGTATTCGTTATTATTATCTCTAGTATTAAACTCTAATCTAGAATCTGTATCTCCATCTTCTGAATTATAGAATCTAATAGAAGCACCGTCTGTGTTCATTGACCATACTATCCCACAAGCAGTGGTTGAAAATGTTGTACTGCCGGCTTGAGATAAATTACCCCCTATAAGAACATCTGAGTTAAATTTAGATGTACCGACTACGTTAAGTTTATATCCTGTATCAGTATCAGTAGCAGCTGTTCCTCCTATCTGCCAGTTGTTACTTCCGCTATGTATTACTCCTGCAAAACCTGTTGCATTGCTGGTATCCATATTAGAACCTGCGAAGAAAGCGAGATCACCAGTAGTTAGTATTTCTGAAGATGTTGTGCCTGCTACCATTCCGATGGCATGAGTACCTAAATCTGTTGCTCCATCTACAATTTTTACTCTGGAAATAATACCGCCTGCACCTTGAGAAGGAGGATATTCTGATACATCTACATATCCGTATGCAGCTAAAGTATAATCTGTTGTTGTATTTTCTGTTCTATCATCATAAACTTCAAATTGAGAACCTAGTACTTTATCGTAATGGTCGTTAGGGTGTCCGAATAAACCTTTACCGTCACCTCTAATCATGAATCTAGCAATAGCGTTATCCCATCCATCAACTTGTGCAGTACCAAAAGTAATACCGCTTTCGCCTACGTTATCATCCATGGCATTAACAATCCAGAATCTGTTTCCAGTACCTGCAATAGTTCCGTTTGATGTGTCATCAATTATATTGAAACCAACTGCTGCATTTTTAGCACCTCCATCTTGTTTAAATAATATAGATGGATTATCATTCTCACCCGTAATCTCTGTGTTCTTAGTATCTGCCTCTAATGTTAAAGTTGCGTCTCCTCCTGATATGTTTCTTATCTCTAAAGCTTCATTGAAGACTGATTTACTACTACCTATAGTTAATGCTTGAGTAGCACCAAACATAAAAGAAAATTCATCTCCATGATTCCTTAAATATGCTCCATCGCCTATATTATTTACATCACCTATAGAAAAAGCACCTTCATCATTTATGTTAAAAAGAGTAGCGTTACCGTTTGTAAATCTAACAAATTCTTTGCTGCCATCAAAGCTATTAACAGCAACATGAAAAGAACCAGATGGGGATTCGGTTCCTATACCAACACGATTATTACTATCTGTCGTTAAAGTAATCTTTCGATCATTCTTTATTTTTATAGTAGAAGAATTGCCGATGATTTGAGCAGAATCACCTAAGCCTTGGGTATCCCCTATTGTAAAAGTACCATTTAATGGATTTGCAATCAATACATCTTCACCTGCATTTGTAACTTTAAATTCACCGCCTTGAACACCTAATGAGCCTGTAAATCCGTGATTATCATCTGAAGTATCTCCAAACTTAGTAGAGCCGTCTTCAAATACTACTGAGGCATTATCGAACTCTGTGCGAACTTCTTGTGCTGTTAATGTTCCTCCTACAGTTAGATCTCCCTCTACTGTTGTTGCTCCTTTAAATACTGTGCTGCCACTTAGAATATTGGTACCTGATAAGGTAGTATGTCCGTTATGTACAAGTGAACCAGTAATAGTAGTATTCCCATCAATGCTTATATGGTTACTAGAGTTAGGTTGTATTTTGTTTACTTTTAATGTGCTCATTTTAAATAATTGTTAGTGTTGCGTTATCGTCTACTTCGATTAATGATGAATTAGTTATTGGTCCGAAAAGTCCTGCATTATAATTAGACGGGACTTTAAAATGTTTTGTTACTGTGTCTGGGTTCATAAATGCACCCTCTATAACTGTTAGGTTACCTGTTACTGATTGGCTACCTGTAACTTCTAAACTACCTGTAAAGGTATGTCTATCTTCTAATGTATCTCCAAATTTTGTAGAACCTGATTCAAATATTACTGCGGCGTTTTGAAATTCTGTGCGAACTTCTTGTGCAGTTAATGTTCCTGTAACGGTTAAGTCTCCGTCTACATTCATATCCCCAGCAGTATTAACTGTACCTGTAAACTTGTGAGTATCATCTGGGGTATCTCCAAATTGTGTTGAACCTGATTGATATACAACAGATGAAGATACTAATTGAGTATGAAATTCTTTACCTGTAATTGTTCCTGTAACTGTAACATTACCGTCAACATGGTGATCACCTATAGTAATTAGAGAACCGGTTAACTTAAGTTTATTCTGTCTATAGTCAAATATAAAGTTTGGGGTAGAGCCAAATAAAGCGTTTGAACCAGAATCTGCATTTCCTACCTTATATTGAATATTGTAATCACTTCCCGAGGGTGCGCCTCCGGGGAATTGTAATTCATTACAGAGAGATGCGGTTGTAAAGAGACTAATAGCAGTACCGGAAATAGATGACGAATAGACAAACTGTCTAAAGTTATTATCTAGTTCTTGATGGCTTAATGCCGAGCCTTTATCTCCTCTTAATATAATTGCCATTTTATTCTTCTAGTTTAGCGATTCTTTTTTCAAGCTCTCCTATAATACTACTCTGTTCATTAACTGCTTCAATCAAAAGAGGAACAAGTTTAGAGTAGTCTACAGAAAGATATGAATTTATATCTTCAGAAACAACTTCCGGAAGAACTTCTTTTACCTGTTGAGCTATTACTCCAACTTGACTCTCTTCTTTATCTTTCCAGTTAAAGTAAACTCCTTCTATTTGATTAACTCTCGAGAGAGCATTGTCTATAGGATAAATATTCTCCTTTAGCCTTTTGTCGGAATTAGATAGTAGTCCTTCTGATGCTCTAATACTACCTGAAACTTCTAGATTATATGTTAAATTATCTGCTAAAGTATTGATCCCGACTTTTGATGCAGAGTATACTAAGCCTTCAGCTCCTGCTAGGTTACCGTTATTGTTATATTGAACTTGTGTATTATCTCCCTGAACTGTTCCTGTTGTCAGAGGAATAACATGAGATTCTCTGTTGATTGGAACTTCAAGACTTCCCGTGTAATGTAGTATTAATTCATTTGCATTAGATATAGAACTAGAATAGAAAAATGAACCTAAGTTCTGATCCATCTCTTTATACGATAGTGCTTTTTTCTTTTGTGCTCTAAACTGTATTTGCATTATATGTCTATTTTTACTACGAAAGTCATATCTGTATGATGTGTCTTTTGTATTGGTCTATTTGTTTTTGCTACTGCTAATAATTCATTTGCAGCATTATAAAGTCCAACTGTTGTTATATAGGGAGTAAAATTACTACCTGTTATATTGTTTCTCCTATTACCTAAAGAACCTGAAAGAGCTGAACGATTGTATGTATAGTTATATTCAGAATCCTTAACAGTACAGTGTACATTATATGTATAAATAGGTTGGTTTGATTTCCATCGCAATTTATGTCTAGAATAAGTACTAAAGTACCTTGCTGCTACTTCATCTGTTATTATAGCTAGGCCTTTATTATAAATAATATCACCTACAACTTTCTTAGGCTCCGTCCATAGGTGGTGAGAACCTGAGTGTATTAATGATCCTTCACCGTCATCTATAATTGTTAGGCTTTGTTGTTTCCTATTTATATCAACGTATTGGTAATCTTCTCCCGGTGATATTGATTCAGTTACAAAATCACTTTCATTTTCTACATAATCATCGTCATCTAAAGGATTAGAACCGTACCAGTATTCTAAGTTCTCGATAAATTGATTCTCACCGCTTATACAATCCACCATATAATCATCTGCAATATATAGATCTTCCTGTTCAACGAGTGGTCTAAGAGAGAATGTGTTAGGTTCAATATGTGTACCTGTTACTCCTCTAGGTATAGATATTACTGCTACTTCTGATTTTAAATCTCTAGATCCACTTAATGTTAATGTGGATTGAAGAGATAAGTCACTAGAGCCAGATGTTAGTCCGTTACCGATTCCGTCTCTATAGAAATTTTGATTTACACTATCCCAAGTTAATTTCTCATATCTATTGTTACGAAAATCTAAAGGGTAAGGGTAAAATGGTGTAGAACCAGAAAAACCTCTTAATGTAGAAATATCATAGGTCTCAATTAAGCTACCTGATGCTTCCCATTGTTTACGTGCTGAGTAATCAGATACGTATACGTTTTGTCTGTTCAGTTTTTTGTAAGCACTCATTCATTAATAATCAAGCTTAACGCGGATTAGCGATTCCTTTGTAAAATCTTTTAATAGAGGTCTAGATAATTTTGCGATTGCTAATAAGTCGTTATTATCGTTATATAGCCCCACAGAAGTTACATATGACTGTGGAGAGTTAATCATAACATTATGTCTAATTTCTCCAGAACCAGTTATTAGAGACGGGTTACTAGAGTAATTAAATTCATTATTTCTAGCTCTAACAAATACAAAGTTAGATGATACTGTTTCTTCTGATTGTATTCTGAAAGAATTACCTTTTTCAAATAGATCATACCCTAACTGTATATTAGTGGTTATTCCATCGGGATGAAGAACAGACGAACCTGTGTTTATATCCATTTCCATTCCTCCATCATTAACAGGTGCTTCTAGTGCATTAGCATTTAATAGTAAAATTCCGATATCCGGGTATAGCTTTCCGTAGGAACCGTTATTTAAGGTATATCCATTTACATTGTTGCCTGTATATACCTTACCTAGAGAACCGGAAACTAATTCATACTCCCTTCCTGCATCAGTAAAAGTAACTGTTGACGCTACTTGGCTATTATCTGTAAGTCTAATGTCAATATAATCTTTAGTACCTGAACCATCTAAAGGAATTGCTAATCCTGAACGTTGGTACTTTAGTTTTAAATCTAAAGTTCCTGGTAGTAGTTTTTCTTTATACCTTGCTCTATCTATGGCTATAGCATAGAAGTGATCAGAAGGTATATTACCGAAACTAAAATCAGTATCTTCGTCTCCTAATACTAAAGACCTGTATTGTCCGTATATGGTAGAAGATGGAGATTTTCCGGGTACTATAGGGTTGTAAGGTAAACTACCGTAACCGCTTTTATTTCCGTATGTTAAGGAAAATTGAACTCTAGCTGACTCTGCTGAGGCAGATGCTTGATATACATTGTAATAATACTCTCCAGAAGGACCACCTATTTGAGTTGAAGAAGTAACAAAGTTATCTAATGTTGTTACGTTTCCTGACCATACCGGTGTTGAAATTGATTCAGCACTTATTACTACGTCTTGTGGATCGAATCTTTTAAATGACATAATTAATTAGTTTTTGTTATGGTTACAGGAATAGTTAATCTTGCTCCAGAATCTCTACCTATTACTGTTAATGTAGTTTGTAGTTTTGTTCTTGAACCAAATAACGTGTTGATTGTTGTTGATGTTAAGTTGATAGTTGTACCAATTACATTTTTAGATACATTGGTACCTAATGTAGTAGTAGAATTTAACTGCTCGGCTTCTTCTGTGTTTACTCCAACTCCTGAAAAGGAATTTAGTACCCTAACATCTGCTATGGTAGCTGTATAACCAGAAGCTTCGAATGTAGATGTTGCTCCTTGGAAGTTTAAAGTCTGAGGTGTTATTGCTACAGATGCTCCTTGTTTTAAAGTAATTGCACTAAATCCTAAATCTAATATCGGTAATTTAGAAGTACCTCTTGGAAGGGTTACTAGCTTGTACTTCATGATTTGTGTCTCATCCGGAAAGGCTTCTAACAATGGCATGTTTTCTATAGCTTCACCGTAGAGTGCAGAACCTGAGGGATGTTGTGGATTATACAAGGTGTAGTCAATTTCGTCATCTGCTAATGCAAATTGAGTAATTTTGAAAGAACCGTCCCCTCTAGCTAACAGCTCTCTTCCTTTTTTTGTTAAAATCGCATCCACTGTTACGATCGAATTATCTAAATATCCCATTTTGTTTTATTGTGTTTTATATAAATATGTAATAATCTTATTTTATTTAACTTCTAGTTTAAGCATCTGATGATGCTGTTACTTCATTTACTGCTATACCAAATTCATCTGTGGTATATACTGATCCCTTGTCTATCGCATGTATTTTACTAGATACAACTCTTACAAGTTTATTTCCTTCTTCCCTGTAGATTACACTACCTGCATATAATGCGGTAGTACCTGAGTATATAACGCTAGTGTCTATTTCAATTAAATCTGCTTCAAAATCTGTACTTTTTGCAATGGGTGTTCCTTTAACTATAGGAAATGTTGAGTCAATTAATAGGTTAGATCCTGAAGGTATAAGATCGGTAGGTCTAGATTCTATGTTAAAGTATAGCTTAGATTTATCTGGATCTCCTGCTCCGAGAGCTTGTAGTGTTGTTGTATTAGCATCCACTGGGTGAATTGCTCCTTCGAACATTATGTATGACTGTGCAGGTAAATCTCTTTCCTGTATTGGGGTGTTAAGACTTCCTTCGTACCTAGCATTAGTCCAGCCTGAGGTAGTATAGTTACTGTATTGAACTTCTGCTGGGGAAGCTGTTTCTGTAATGATTGCTGATAAATTTGACGGGGATGCAGCATCTGTATTTCTATCAACTTGAATTGCACCTTTACTAGTTTTTAATCTTAGTGCGTTACCTAGTAGTACATCGAATTCACTATTAGTAAAATTTCCAGAGAGGTAATCTATAAAGTTTACTTCTACGTTAAAATCTATGGGTACTCCAGAGGAATCTGTTGAGCCTGGCATCGAAGTAAACACTGTAGGTTCTACCTGTAAGTAGTAGTAGCCTGTTAGTTTTGATATAGCTAGAACTTTAACTTTTATTCTATCGGAACCTACTGAAAATGTTAAGAATTTAATCTGTTTTATTGTATCTTCTAATTTAACACTATTTAAACTATTATACGATATAGTCACCCCTATAACTGAGTATGGTGGGAAAAATGCATTTTCTAACTCATAGAAGTACTCATGTGTATCTATTTCAGGATTGTATTTAAGGTTACGTGTTACGTTATCGTATATACCGCCATCTGCACTACTGCTAGGAATACTAGGATCTGGTACAGGTGTTGCTGTAGTAGCATACGCATCTAATATACTTTGCGGTATCTGACTGATGGGAAGAGGGAGGTCCCCCCTATCTACACTACTACTGTAGAGCAAGTTTAGGTTGCCTGCGCCGTAGGTATTTGGGTCTCTTAATTTAAATTCTAACTCAGTCATTTAGTATTCTGTTATTACGTATATATTTTAGATATAGTTAAAAGTTAAGAACATATCTGCTCCTGTAGCTCCGCTGAATGTTAAGTCAGCTATATCCCCTACCTCTGTTAATGTAGAACCATCAGCTCCAATTTCATAATGTCTTAACTCTAACGTACCGAAGTTGCCGTTGTTATTTCTTTGAGTATTCTTCATATAAATATTATTAGTACCTGCAACTAGGTAGGAAGGGTCAAAATATGAACTAGACATTAAGTCTAACGGGCATACGAAACCTGCTCCAGAAGGAGAGATCGTTAAGTCTTCATCCGTTGAACCAATAAATACTCCTCCTACTTGAGCGTTTGTACTTAAGTCTAACGCCCCAATATAGTTATCATTTAAGAATACATCAAAGTTATCATCTTTAGCTGAATTGGAATTGCATACCTGCATAACAAAAACCTGTCCATCAGGTGTAGGTAATCCTGTATCGGCTTCTCCAAAGTCTGCATAATAGTCTACATTTGCAAATATAGTATCTTGTTTAGGAATAAAAAGAGTACTCCCTGTGGTGATATAGCTTGCATCGGGACCACTTTTCCATCCCTTAAACTCCCCTATGGATGCGTTGGCTTCTAACACAAGGGGTTTCTCAGTTATTAAATGGGAAATAGGAAGTGAAGTTGTAGAGTATGGAGTTACATATGGGGATACTACCCGTACCCTTCCAACAGCTCCATCTTCATTATTAATATTAAATTTAAAGAACTCTCCTAAAAAATCTATATCTAAATCTACATCACAAGCTAAAGGTAGTATTTCGTTTAAACTAAAAGATCTTATGTTGAAAAAACTAATAGGCTGTTGTTGTGATTTAAACTTATTACCTGTGTTTAGCTCCCCTCTAGTTATAGTCATATTAGAACCGCTAAATTCTCCTGTAAGTCTTGGCTCCTCAGAGCTCATATTTCTTGGAATTGAACCTATAGGGGAAATAACAGAACTCTCATAGTTAGTTGTATAAGGAGATTTATTAGCTTTACCGAACATATCTCCGCTAGAGCCGGTAATGTTAAGAAGTTTAACTGAGCCGGTTATTAATTCATCCGAGAAAGATACTTTAACTTGTTTTGCTTTACTTCTATGTAGAATATGTGATCGTACAATTACACCTGTTGTAGCGCTTGCCCTTGCGGGTATAAATTCCTTTACTAACCTGAATAGAACATTATCAAAAAACTTGATCAAGCGTATATAATCTGTAGGTTCTCTATAGTTTGCTATTTCATCGGTCCATTTAAATCGATCTCTCGGTTCATTAGAGTCTCCTCTATTAACATCAGCATTACCTCTAACATCTTTATGAGAATCTTCCCACCTTAGTACAACCCACTGCCAAAAGTTGTAAGGAGAAAAATCTTCGTCAAAAGTTTCTTCTGTAAGTCGGTCTAATGAGTAGTACTTGTCTTTTCCAGAGTCTCTAGGATCACCGATATAGTCGTCAAAGTTATAACTTCCGCTATATTTTAGACGTATTATATCATTAGTAGGTTGAGCTATATCGAATCCTACTTCTATATCGTGTAAGTCGTCTGTGAATTTATTCTCTTTATTAGTTATACTTACATATTTAGATAATGTACTTCCAGTTACTAGTGAACCTGTGTTATTAAGTCTAAGTTTAGCTAAAGAGCTAGTAACTTCCTCTTGTTCAGAAAAGAAACGGCCTGAGGTAATATCTGTTCCACCTCTTTGTTTAATAGTGAGTATATTATCTGGTATACCGAAGCAGTTAATCAGTGCTCTTAACCCTCTATGTGTACCTTTTGCTTTAGTTAGATACGGAAGGTTGTGGTAAATACGTTTGTAAATCTCTTTCTGGTAGTTATCCTCGGGCATTGGTTGAAGATAATCTAAGCCACTTCCTGAGGTAATTTGTCGAAAGCTGTTTATAACTTCTCCTGTGCTTCCTGAGTCGTAATTTTCTCCGACAAATGCGGAAAATAAATTCTGTAAGCTTCTATTACTGTTGTATAGGTTATATCCGAAACTCTCTATTGCATCTCTTACTAAGTCTTTAGAAATACCAAAGTCTAATCTATTATCAGCATCGTATTTATCAGACACTGCTTTAAAGTATATCCAGAGATTATCAAAATGTTGACCAATCATATGTGTAAACATTAAGATAGGCTCATTAGACTCATCATCTCTTACATAGAGAGGAAGGGTATTTGTTAGTACATCATCGTTTGAGTTATCATATACAGATGCTGTTGTAAGCTGTTTAGTAAACCAATTAGTAGACTCAACAGTATCGCTTGATTGGTTTACATAAGGTGCTTTGTTATTTGACTTAGGCCATGCATAAGAACCACTTTCATAATAAAGGTACCTATCGTAATGATCAAAATTCTCTACGATACCTTGTAAGAGTCCGTTGTAGTAGTCTTTACTTCCTGATATCCCTATCTTTTTGTAACCTGTGCTTTCGATTGCTTTAATACTGGTTTCGTAAGACTGTATAAGTTCTAGCTTATATTTAAAGTTACGTAGTCTTTCTTCTGCAGATGAAAAGTGTATGAAGTCAGAATAGTCAGAATGGTTTATACTTATTTGAGCACTGTTTTCATTGAATAAGGAGTAAAGTGAATAGTATGAACTTGTTACTGGAAAGCTAAATAATTGATCAAAGTTAAAAAACTCTGTTGGGTTATTATTTTCTTTCTGTACTTCAACATCAAAGTTAGGACCTTTTAGAGACGGTATCTTTACTATATCAGGTATTAGCTCTGTAATGACAGAGAATGTAGCAGTGTCTGCAATAGTCTCTAAAACTCTACAAATAGATTTAGATTCCCATATATTAGGAAGTGGTTCGTATAATTTTAATACGAGAGACACGTTATTTTTATATTCCTGTACATCAATATTGATTATAGAATATATATTATTTTTTCCGAAATCTAATTTAAGGTCTGAGAAGTACGCGTTGTTTTCTAACTTAGCTCGTATTTGTTGAACTCTCAATTCTAAATCCTCATCGTCAACTTCTAGGGTTAAGAGTCTTATTTCTGTTCTATCCCCTGATACTTCTTCAAGATAGAAGTTTTTAGCTACGGTAGAATCTGAGAATAGATCGGAAAAGAAGTTGTATGTTAATAGTATATCACCATTTCTATACCCATTTGATTTAGCGTCTTGTGCAGGATTAATTTCTAAGTTGGATGCACCAGATTTACCTGCTCCAGATGCTAAGCTTGTTTGAGTTGCACCTCTATAGTTTAGTTGAGTCTTTAGCAATGTGCCTTCTAGAGTATAGAAGTGTAGGTCGATAAAATCAACAGTACTATTGAATAGATTATTTATTGAAAAGGGACCTACTAGTTCCTTATCCTTCAACTTTAACTTTGATTTAGTATCGTAGTCAAAGTTCTCTATTTGATTTACTATGTATTTAGTTATCGCCATTCTCTATTCCTGCTTTACTATTTGCAAGCTGTATTTCTAAGTCTACTACTTTTTTATTTGCTTCTAAAAGCTGGTCTCTTAATTCTGCTATTTCATCTAATAGTGGTTGAATATCTAGCAGTGCTTCTTGAATTTGTACTAGTTCACTACTTCTCTCTATTAAATACTTATGGGAACTGCCTTCTCCTTCTAATGGAATATCTAAATACAGATCTTCATAATCTTTGAAAAACTGTTCTACGGTTTTAATAGATACTTCATCCTCTTCGTTAATAAACGATTTAAAATCTGTATCTACAACTTTTCCAAAAGAATCTTTCTGGTAAACTGTTTTTTGTATTTTTATATTACTACCCATTCCTTACTACCTTAAAAACATTTTTATTATCTAGAACTACCGTGCTCCCATCTAATGTAGTTTTGATTAATAGTCTATAGTACCTTTCAGGTTGAAGAGTATCCATATAGATATCAAAGTAACTACTGGTATTATCTGCACTGATTTTAGTATAGTTACTATCAAAATCTATAATCATTTCTTCGCTAAATTCATCTTTAATTCCCCAATAGGAATTTGCTGGTAATTTATTTTCTGTTAAATATACAGAACCTGTTGAAAAAGTCTTGACTGGGTATTTAGGTCTAGCAGAAAGTCTAAATCTAGCTATGTCTGAGTCTATGTATTTTTCTTTATGGTTTTTAATAGTTACTGTGGCGATATCTGTATTTAATGTGTTTAAGCTGCTATCGTAATTAGAGTCATCCCATTTAAGTTCAAGATATGGAGGAAAAATGGTACTGGTATTAGTCCCAAAATACTTTAAATTAACAGATGATGTCAATTCATTTTCTTGACTATCTTGAAATTTTAAGATTATTCCATCATTATCTATACTCCCTCCACTATATGAATTAATATACCCTGTAACGTCTATATCTAAGTCTAAAGAAGAAATTAAATCAAACTTTTGAGAAGATGAATTTGAATCTACTGTGAAGTCCCCTCCTGGTGTAGTCCAGTTTATACCTGGCTCTTTTGCTATCCATGTTACACCTGTTGTATTTGCAGGACTGTCTCCTAATTTACCTGTACCTTGTAACCATGAGCCGTTTATTCGATGTGCTTCTACTGTGTATTCTTGTGGAAGTTGTATTCCATCTGCAAGGTAGAGATGTAGGGAAGCAGAATAGGGACCGGATACTTTAGTGCTAAGAGCACTATTTATGTCTCGATCTGAAAATTTAATAAGTATCCGGCTTGAGCGGCCTATTCCATCATCATCAGGAAATGAACGAACTTCTAATATCTCATCTAAACCAGCATTACCGTATACACCAGCTGTGTTCGGTTCACTGAGTATTGTTGCGTCTTTTTCTGGGTAAATTCTATATATTGCCATCCTATAATGTTGTTACTCTTCCTTCTATATCTTGATTAGGGTATTTAACTTCAAAACAACATGGGTCGTATGAAGGATATAGAACATTGTTTTTAGTTGCTCCATCAGTATCGTAGCCGAATTCACTATATCTCCCTCCTGCTTTATTGTTTATAGAAATATTTTTTACCGTCTGAACTCCTTTTATTCTATCTAATTCAGTATATATAGTTGAAATATTAATCGGTTGATTGATAGTAAGTTTATCTTTTGCAAATAAATTTTTCAGCTTTTCTGTACACTTAAGTAATACGTCTCTAGATTGGTAGTTAGGGAGAGTAATTATTTCAAACTTTATTCCTATGTTTACTACAAAAGCATCTTTTAGCTCTACTGCATCTGTAAGCATCATATACTCTGATAAGTATCTTCTGATATTATCTTTTAGGGTTTTAGAAGCAGGTACTAAATGTCCATTGTTATCAAATGCTAATACATATAGAGCAAGAGCTAACCTATTAACACTTAGTACTGATTTAGTATTAGATGCAGTATGGTCTTGAGTAACGAATATTTTAGCTATTGAACCATATTGAGGTGGTAATGAAAGAGCCCTAACAGCGTAATCCTGTAGTGTGACTACTCTTTTCTGTTCTGCATACGCTCTTATACTATTCTCACGTAATTCTTCAATAGTATCACCATCTCTACCTCCTAGTGCTGGTGTGATATTATTAAACGTTAGAGTAGATACTTTAGATGAATCAGCTGCAGTTGTTGTTATCGCATCGATTAAGTTAATTGTATTAGCAGGAGCGTTAGCTTTTACTCCTCCACCGACGATATATCTTATTGTTAAAGTAGTATTAGAAGGTGCTAAACCGTAAGACTTAGTAAAAAGGAAATTAGAAGGATCATAAGCTACATCTAATCTAGGAAGTTCACTTCTTGTTTGATAAGCTATAGTATTAGGGTCCGGTAAAAATTCTTCATTATCTTCTGTGCTAATTCCTGCGCCGAATTGAATTTGAAGTACTCCGGTAGATGTTAACCTAGTAACAAACCTTCTTGGGACTTTTTTAAGTTTTAATACGTTAGGAGCTAGAGATTTATCCTCTGTTAAATTACGTTCCTCTACAAATACTGTATCTTGACCAAGAAATGGGACTTCATACCATTTATTACCGTCGCTATCTACTATATCCAATATCCCTACTATATCATCTGCTTCTATATTGATAGTAGCGAATTTTTCTGAGATTGTATAAGATTCCTGTGTGGTTTTTACTGTGCCGGAAAAAGCTTTTGTCGTCTTCTTTAGAAGAAATTCCGATGGTTTACCGTCTGTTAAGGTATTAACAGTTATTTCGGTTGGATCATACGAGCTAGAAAAATTAAAATCGACCTTATTAGTAAGCAGGAATACTGTTTGATCTTTAGTATCAGCCTTAACAGTGCTGTTTTCTGCTATAGTTATAGCTTGATCAAAATCAGGTTTAGCATCTACACCTTTCGCGTCTACAGTTTGAGTAACAGTAAGTTCTACTTCTGCTACATTAGTAGCTTTAGGCTTATAGCCCATCATATAAGCTAAAGAATAAAGGTTTGCAGGATTTTTAGCATGTTGTAAGAATGTTTCCTGTAGTTGTGTATCTTGGTAAAATGACATTACGTCTCCTACGTATGATGCCATTTCTATTAACATCAAACCTGGAGAGGTTGGTGAAAAATCATTATAAGAATCAGGAAAGTAGGATTTTGCATACTCTACTAATTGAGTACGGAAATCGTCAAAATTCTTATTTATATACTTTATGTCTCTTGTTTCTGCCATTATATTGCTACATTTATTAACAGTTCGTCATTTATACCTGTTTCTGCTATAGAATAAGAAAGGTAGAACCCTATAGTATTTCTATCCTCATTTGCTACTAATTTTATTTCTTTAGGTATAACTCTTGGAAAATATATCTCAATTGCTTCTCTAGCTCTCGCATCTAAAGCATCTATTTTATCTTTAGTTATATTTTCAAAAAGTTCATTCCTTAGTCCAAATCCAAATAGTGGGTTCAAGTATCTTTCTCCTCTACCTGTTAAGAAGTAGTTAATAAGGTTATTTTTAATAGAATCTTTAGTTTGGAAGTTAGAACTAAACGCTGATTTAGCAGAGAAAGGAAGTTCTATCCCAACTGCTTTTCTAGGTTGTAAATCTAGAGGGTTTATTTTTTTAACTTCAAATGCCATATTATCCTAATCTTACTTTATCTTTTTGGTATGATGCTTCTAGAACATCTTTTGCTTTATTTACAAAATCTAACTTAGATATGTCTATACCGGGCAGTGCTCCTTGTTGCATACCTAATTTACTAGCCATTTTAGCAGAAGTAGAAGGTGGTTGTGCACCTGTAATGTTATTAAACTCTTCTGGTGTCATATTGGCTTTTGTCATTGTTAGCATTTCATCTATGCTATTGCCGCCCATTACTGGGTTGGTTCTACTAGGAGTAGGTATTACTACTTCAGTAGGGGTTTTTTTAGTATAGAACGTCTGTTTAGGGGCACTAGCTATTTTAACTGCTTCAGTTAATACTTCTTGTAACTCCTCCTTAATAGCTGCTCTAACTTCTTCTCGTATGATTGTTCGTAATTGATCGAGTTTCATATATATAAATAGTTAAGTTAAGAAAGTTGGTTGTCTATTTTAAATTTAATTTCCTCTAATAGTATTTCTTTCGAAGAACTATATGAGTCTGGTCCTTTGAAATAAACTATCCCGTTCTTTTCTCCAGTAGCGTAATGCCTTGGTGCGAGTATTGGGGATTCGTTTGTTCTTTGGATTTTTAAAGTATAACCTTTATAATCATTATTAGAATCTTCGTCTTCACTTGATGATTCTTTTTCTATTAGGTTATCTGTAAGTTTAGCTAAATCTTCTTTCAATTCCTTGAGAATATCTAAAGGAATAGAATCAGTTAAATTTTTCTGAAGTTTACCTATACTTGATTGTAGCCCTTGCACTGCTACATTAGCCTGGTTAGAGTTATTTGGATCTATTTTCTTTGTGTTAGAAAAATTATCAAATTCATTTAACCGGTTTCCTTTTTTATTTAATTGGGAATCTTTTTCTGAATCCGTTATTGGTATGTTTTTAGATTTTAACTTACTATCCGATGTATCTATCTTGGTTAGTTTATCGGATATATTCCTTAATACATTATCTAGTTGTGCGAATGCTTGTGCTTTCCCAGTTAGAGAAGAAGGATCAATATCTAACTCCACAACTCTTATTTCTTTTTCCGGTACCCCTGCTTTGGAAAGCTTCTTCTTTGCACTTAATGCTGGTGTCTGAATAGTAGAAGGTGGGGTTTGTATTATTGCTCCTGTATCTTCTTTCTTAGATATAATAACTGCAAATTTATTTATTACTTTTCCGTTTAATTTTTCTACAGGTAGTCTAAAAGCATCTCCTTCTCTCAGTACATTTAATTTAGGTCCAGATGCTGGTAAATCAGAAAGTGATTTTTTACCCTTGAGGTATACTTTTGGTAAGTTAACTTTTTTTGCTAAATCCTTTTCAAGTTTACTCTTAGGGGAATCGGTATTTTCCGGCTTTAGTACTTTAGAACCGAATGAATCTAATACGTTATTACCATCATCATCGATTATGCCTAACTCTTTTTGTTGTTTCTTATTTAATTTACTTTTAACTGTATTGCTTATTTTGCATACAGCAATTGGAGTGCCAATCTCTGATACTCTGGCTGACATACCTGATGTTGAACCGGATACATCTTTAAGGCATCCTTCTATAGCATCTGCGGTAATAAGCATAGCTATTGCAAACTCTTTCATTAAGTTTAAAATATCTGCAAAGTTAGTAGTAAAAGCAGTTGGAAGACCTAATATTAAACCACCTGCAGGTCCTGGAGGAATACCTATTGCTTGGGGTACGGGTAGTTTTATAATTGTATTTACTACAGCAAGAATACCGCTTACTGGGCCTTTAATAGCACCTGGGAGTGCTTTAAATGCACCTAGGTTACTAGTTAGACCTGTAGATAGGGATGAAAGTCCAGCTAATTTTGCTGATATCTGAGCTAATTCAGCTGGGCTAGGGCATTCTGGTTTTCTAAGGGCATTAGCTGCTTGTGATGTTGCAGTTAGTCCTTTAGATAATACCACACCGTTAAGTTTACCGATTTGTGTACCGATAACTCCATGGATCTTTGGGGGTTTAAACTTTTCAAATGGCATACTATTCTGTAAATACTTTTATTGAATCTAAATCATCTATTGCTTTCTTTATAGAACCTAAAGGTCCGGCCATGGAAGCTCCGTGGGATTTTATTTGAGCTAAACCTGGTGCTGAAGATCCGGCTGTGGATACTCCTGCTAATGCTTTTCCTAAACGTTGAAGTTCAGATAGTAAATCTCTCATCCAGTCTTGAGTTGTAGCTCCTAGTAGGACTGGTTCTTTTTCTTTGAATGCTGCTGTACCTAAGTAAACTTTAGTAGCATCAACAGCTACATACTCTTCTCCGTCCCAGCTAACTCTTGCTGCATTTCCTCCTATATCTTCTACAGCTGAAAGAAGTATGTTCTCTTCTTTAGCGTTAAAAAATAATCTACCGGAATTAATCATTACTTGAGAGCCTTTATATGCATCTCCTTCTTCAGGACCTGAATTCCAAGCTTTGCGTTTACTATTAGCTTGAGATAGTTCTATCTTATGATCCTCTACCATGTAGATAGAGGCTGGGTCATCGTTTATATTCTCTACTACAGTGCTATCAGCTGAAGCTCCAACTTTACCGTTGCTAATAATAGTAATAGCTTTTTGGTTATCGTTTTTAACAAACATTTGGTCATGATCGACTCCTGTAAATCTAAGAGTTTGACCTTGTCTACCCTCCACTGTAAGGTCACCTTGAAACGGCTGTAAAGGACCTACATTTGCTTTATCCTCATAATTGTAACCTAATTCTTCTAACCCTTGCTTTGTATCAGGGAATGCATTATTATGAGGATTGTTCCATAAGTTAACTATTGTAGTATAGTATGAACGAGAATTATTAACATTAGCTTCATCTCTATCTATAGCGGGCGCAGCAGTTAGTAGTACTATTTCGTTCAATAGGGGGTAAGATTTAAAATTAAAGTTAAGAGGGAAAGCAACGTCTAAGAGGGTTGCATCTGATTCATCTTGATATTCTCCTATAACCCTATACTTAATAGCACCTAGAGCTTCCATTTTACCATATTTATCCCATTCGGGGTGAGTATCGTCTAATATTATATCGACTACCCTTACAGGTACTAGACCACTGGTACTGTCTTTAGCTTTTACTTTACTGCTAAAGAGGCTATCTAAACCGCCTTTGTTTAAGTTATACATTAATTTTCTTTATCCTCGTTAGTTTTATCCTCTAAGTCCTCTTGTGTTTCTTCTGTCTCTTCTAATAATGCTGCTAGTTCAGAAGGATCCCACATTTCTCCGTCTCCGCCTTTAGCTTGAGCTGATTCTATCCTCTGTATTATTGCTGCCATTTTTATTAATGCATCATCGTTTTTAACTCCTATTTCCATATACTCTTTAATCATAGGTACAATTAATGTAGCATCTCCTATATTCTCTATAAGAGGTTTCAATTCTCCAATAAGTGATCTAACTTGATTTCTAGTTGTGGATGAATTATCATGAATTTCAGAGAATAAATCGGACAGTGTCTTATTGCCGAATATTTTCTTGTCTAAAGCCATACTTAAGTTTTTATATAAATATCTTAAGGAGCAGTAATGTCTAATAATCCTAAATCATAGTACTTCTGGTACTTATTATAAAATTCTTCTTTCAGTTTAGATATAACACGAGTAAGGTGAGGAGTTTCGCAATCTGTTATTTCCCGTATATAGATGTAAAGAGCTTTCTTTTTAAATATTTGCAGATCGTTTCTAGTTTTAAAAATAGTTAAAACAGCATCTGCTATCTTCTTTTCTTGATCTTTTAAGAAAATACTATCCAACTTCTTATACGTCTCGTCTACCCAATCATCTATAAAGAAAGCTAATGTCTGTTTATTTATATCTTCTTTTATTTTATTTTCAGGTTCATAGGAATCTTCATAATCTGTAAATGATCCTATTTGTTTTAACCTCTTATAGTTTTTATTATTATAATTTATTAACCATCTCTTAACTATCGTTCCAAAGTAGGAATATGCTTTTGCTCCATTATCTGGGTCAAATTTCATAATCTTTTCTTCTAAGAGAACCGATACTATTTCATGTTTTAAATCTTCTATTTTATCTACATCTGTGTAGTAAAATTTAAAAGTATGTATAATATTTTCTGCTAGTTTATAAAAAGGAATATAGATATGATCAGTAAAGATCTTTTTACGGTACTCAATATCTTCTGAGATATTGTACTTCTTTATGTATTCTTCTGTTTCGGAAGTAAAATAGTTAGCTTTGCTTTTCTTTCTTGCCATAGTTTTCGGGGAGCATATACTGCTCTAGCTCAGTTTGTACGTTTTTCATTTGTTCGAAAAAATAACCGACCTCATCATCTGATTGAAATACCCCTTTCTCATCTAGGCTCTTAAGGTGCTTTTGTGAATCTCCTATTGCATTTGATATTCTCTGTAGATATCCTGCTTGATCAGCAGATATATCTTCATACTTCTCTAATTTAATAAGTAGATTTCTAGTAATATAAGATAAAATAATTATAATTCCAACTAATACTCCGGAAATTATATAAAATGTTGTAGGATTATACTCCATATTATAAGTTTTTTAACATATTAGACAAACCTTCTGATGATTTTACTGATTTACCTGTTGAAGATGTTGTCTTTGGATGTTTAGGTTTAGAGTTCCCGCCGTTTCTTTTCCATAAGTCGTATTCAACTTTAGAGGCTAAGAAATCGGCGGAATGTAATATTGATACTATAGAAGTCTTTTGTCTTGAAGACTCTACATTACTAAAGAAGTATGCTTCGTTTGCTTTATCGAATACTCCATCATGGCATCTAATAGCTAAATATTCTTTTTGATCCACTTTTATTCCAAATTTTTGTAGAATAAATAAAGATCTATCTGGGATAAGCATAAAATCTAAATCAGGATTGTAAGTATACATTTCTGAAAGTTTATCTTGTCTCCATTTATCGGTCTGAGGTATATAATTTGGAGAATCTCCATCTCCTATCTTACCTAAATCATGGAAAAGAGCTGAAAAGACTAATTGCTCTTCTGTAAAATCTATTTCTCCTCCCATTTCTTTATAGAGTCTCATCTGTTTTATAGCGTACTCCACTACTCTATTAACATGTTCTACATATCCACCAGCAAAAGCATTATGATACCACGTTTTACCGCTAGCAGGTGCCATTACATAAGTCTCTTCCATGTGTTTAATCATCTCTTTACATGCTATAGCACGTTTACCTAAGTAGGTTTCGATGATTTTAATGTGTTTATCGTAGTTTTTTTGTATTTGTTCTGCTTCTAACATAGTTTACCCCTTTTTTAATAAAAAATTAATAATAATTAATATAATTAAAATATATATTTATATAAGTATATAAAAAATAATATAAAATAATTAATAATAAAATATATTATATATCGAAGATAATAAAAATAATTTGAAAAGGCAACTATTCAATGATAAATTTTTCAAAATAACCGTCTTTTATTAGATTTTCTCCAATATCCCATTTTACTTTCATAAAAATGCTTATAGTATCACCTATCATACTGGGAGGAAATGGTCCAACTGTACGTCTAGATTTATAGTTACCTAAATTATCCTCCGAAAAGTATATCTCTGTACTCTGAACTACTGGAACTATAGTGCCTTCAAATTGATTTAGGTATATAGTAGTGTTATCATAAGGTATAGGCACCCCATCATACGTCCACAAACCCAGCCAAGGTTGGTATAAACTTATAGTAAATGCAATAGAATCTTCTAATACAAAATAAGAATCGGTATCAAACTCTGCTCTTACAACAGATATTCCATTATACCAATAATCAGGAGAAGTTTTATCTGCATAGACATCTACTGTAAAATACGGGTAATACTCACTACTCCAATCTAGTTCTGCATGGTAATAACCGTTACTATCCTTATAAAACATCGACTCTATATAAGCATTACAATCACCACTTTCACACGGGGGTGCAAAGGATTCTTTCTCGCAAGCGGTAAGGGCGGTTAAAATCAATAGCGTAGCCGCCGCGCGAAACGCGCGCAAGTTGCACCGCGATTTATTCTTTAATTTCATATTGTTTACCTATTTCGTTAATAACTTCTTTAGCTCTATCTAAAGGTACATGGAAAAACTCTTTCTTACCATTAACTCTAAGTTCATCTAATTCATCATGAACTAACTGTTCTACCTCATACCCGTTAACACAAGGGAAGGCGTACTCCACTATAAAATCAGTAGGAACACCAGTTGCTCTATTTATCTCTTTTACTCTTGCTTCAGGGTCTTGGTTAGTATACCCTATCTTTAACATATTAGGCATAGAAGGGTTAGATAAAGCATATACCCATTGAGCGTTAGGCACGTTAGTGGGTATCTGATAAGTTTGTTTCTTATCACTATAGTACGTTACTGACTCCCATCCTTCGGATGCTTTCTGAGGATCAATATGTGTAGTAAATGTATAGTATACAGCATTATCCAGATCTTGAGAGACTTTGATTAATCCTTGAGCTTCTTCAGCACTTATTCTTTTTATTCCCACAACTACGCTACTCTTTTTAAACTTCTATTATCCTCCATGTATTTAGACACCCATCCGTACTTATCAATACTATCTTGATAAAACTCATCATCTCCATACATAAAGTATGCATCTGCTTGATCTAACCATCTAAGAGCAGTCTCTTTATCTACACCCATAGACATAACATCCTCTATAGCCTTATTCTCCATCTCCTTCTCATACGCTACCTCTTCTTCTATAGTAACACATATATCATTCATAAACCTCTCTAACTCTCCAAATGAGAATTTACTGAAGTTATAACCTCTAGGGCGAATACCGTAAGCATCCTTGTATAGATCACTTACATACATTAAACATTCATTGAAATCTTCTTGACTCTTAATCGATATAGACATAACCTTTATTATTTATATCTAAATATACGAAAAAAAACTATGTTAGGCAACTATTTTAGTAACTATTTTAAAATTTATCTTCGATAGGAAGTCTTAAGCCTGCTTTTTTTAACTCACACTTTAAGATATACTCATGAGATAGCATATCTAAGAATCTTTTTACCGTAGCACACTGTTCATAGTATTCATTCTCAATGAAGACATCCATCATTTGTGATAATCTATCATCTACCTCATCCTTATCGAACGATTCTCCTATGGTATATACTGTTTCAAACTTATTGAAATCTAATCTATCTAAATACTTACATAGCTTAACAAAATACTGTAGCTGTACCTTATCTCTTACTTCGGCATACTCCTCTCCTTTTTTTCTAGTATATAGGATATCCATTAAATGCCAATTTTCCACACCTCTAACCACCATCCCTATAAGGACAAAAGGATTATCAAGAAGCTCTTCTACATTGTTCTCCTTATATACCTCTTCATCTCCTATATCGAAGATTGAAAACAAAGTATTTTTATCTAATGGTTGCATACATTAATAAATATCGTGTTAATTCTTACAATATCAAACTTAAATAACAAAATATACAATAAAACCCATATAGCAAAAAAATTGCCAAAAAATTTCCACGGGGTTTCTTGCTTTTTACCCAAAAAGTTCTTATATTATTATATAATACAAGTTTAAAGATATGTCGAGATTAGAAGAATTACTCTACTCTGCTGAAGAGCATGGTAAAAGAGAGGCAATTTTACGTAAGGTTACTGAGATTATAAAGGAACAACCTGCGATAAAGAGAGAAGATGCCTATGAGAAGGCGTATCAACAAGTAATGAACACGTAAAACATAAGAGTCTATGTTAGAAAGGTATATAAAGATACTTACCTGGCTGGTAATAACAATTATATCAGTACTATTGGCATTCTATGTATCATATAATTCGCTATATAAGTTAATTATACTAGGTGTATGGTCTACACTATTGACTATATGGGTGATAAAAACACCTTGGCCGGAGGAAAGAGAGGATAACTCTTCATAACAATATATAAATATATATTACTATAGTTAGAATTCTATAAGAATTATGCGAATACGTATGGCAGAATCTTGCAGACTACCAACCGGTAAGGGAACTATACTGTCACTGTTATAGCAGAGTGATATCGACATGCCTTCACCCGACCGGAAGGACTCCGTCGGGATTTAGGAAGGGCTTAGGAAGCAAGGTTAAAGGTTAGGTCTTGCTAGTATATTTGTTTACTATTGAATATAGACCATATCCAAAGAAGATGCCTAGTATTACCAGTAGAGTACGTAATGGATATATTAATATCTGATATAGTAGCTCATTGAATAGATATATTAAGCCGTACACTATGGCTACACCTATAGTGAGAGTCATCAACCCTATTACTACTTTGAATAGATTACGCATACACTTGTCTTTGACGTTTAATAAAGTAAGTGAGCTTATCTAGACAATATTCCATTGTACTTAGATCATTGTCACTCTTTGCTTGATCATATCTATCACTCCAGAAGTTGATCTTTGGTTGGTACCCATAAGGGTGTTTGTTGTTTCGTTTCATACTATAACCTTTATTAATTATTACATAGCCAATATACGAACTATTATTCATATAGGCAACTTATTCTCTTATATATAATGAGTATAAATTACCACTATAGGTTTTACCTATACTGTTCCGGCCTCTGTTCCTATATAGCCAGGTAGCTTCTCTAATGGATTCTCTTCTGGTATCTCTAGACCTATCTTCATCTCATATAGAGGGAAGGTGTAAGTAGTCTTCTGAGACATCATATCGAATGTATAAGCCTTAGCCT